ATAGTACAGGATATTTTAGTGGTGGAGTCTTTGAAAACGCAAGTGGCGTACCTGTGTTTTACTTGCGAGATGGTTCGGCAAGTACAAACAGAATAGCAATAAGTGGAGATGGTGATACTTATTTCAACGGAGGTAACGTAGGCATCGGAACACCGAGTCCAGACTCAAAACTGGAAATATCTGGAACTGGAGAACAAATATTAAAAATAACAAATACTACTAATTCAGTAGAAACTGTTTTGCGTTCACTAAACTCAGTAAATGAAGGTTGGGTAGGTACATTAACCAATCACCCTTTTAGAATAGCAACGAATAACAATACGGCTATGTACATTGATGCTAGTCAAAACGTAGGAATAGGCACAACAACTCCAGACGCAACAGCGATACTAGACCTATCTACAACAACGAAAGGACTAGGACTTCCAAGCTTAACAACGACACAAGTAAATGCAATAAGCAGCCCAAAGACGGGTTTAACGGTTTACAACAGCACAGAATCAACACTATGTTACTATAACGGGGCGGAGTGGAGAGTGGTTACATCAATAGCAATGCCTTAATATTGATATATTATGAGTAACAACATTCAATATAAATTAAAATAATAATATTTATTAATAAAAACAACAGATATGGCAGATGATAGAATACAAATAATACAATATCAGTCTAATATGACCGTCAATGGGGTTGAGGTGCAAAAGTACAGATTAGTTCCTATAACTCCAGTATGGGCTTCAACCCCAACATTACTAAATGAGTATAATTATTATTGGAGGGAACAAAATAATACTTACTCAACTTCTACACCTTACAAAGAATGTAACGCTGTTAATAATGATAATAATTTTATCACAAAAGGAACACCAGGATATGAAAATATACTAGAAAATAATGAATTACTAATTAAACGTTCACACATAGGCACTGGTTTGGTTTATTTTGAAGTTAAAGTAGCTAGATCTAGTTATCCTGATTTCCAGTTTGCTGTATCCACACACAGTACCAATGGTAATAGATACACATGCCCTGAAACCTTTAGAGATGTCTTTATTGACCCTAATGGTGTTGGTAAAGTAAATAATTATAATACATCTTCTGATTATTATTTAGGTAATGGTTCGGCGTATGTTTGTACTGTAGAAGATGATGGTTTATATAATCAACCATTATCAGGTGAAACTCCATTTAATTGGTGGTTTGGCCCCCCTTTCGGGAATAATTATACAAATAATGGTGGTGGAGCTCCTAATAATTCTCCAGAGGTAGTTGGAGGTGTTACGGTTAGGAAATTTAACAATTATATTAATCGTGCATCTATGAATAATGAATTTGTTAGTAGGGATATTTTAGCCGTTATAGGAGCTATACCTTTTCAATGTAATGGAAATGGAACGTGTGGGTCTTATTCTGAGGTTAATGCTACTTGTCATGGATTTGCTTCTTTAGTATTAACTACCTCAGTATTAAATAAAACCAATACAACACCATCACCCACCCCCACCCCCACAACTCCACCATTACCTTGCTTCCCCCTTTGTGAGGAATATATGATTACAAACAATAGTGGTACGTCAGTATCAGTAACATATGAAGATTGTATAGAGGAAGAATATCAAGAAATACTAACAGCAAATGAATCTAAAATAATATGTAGAAAACCAACAGGAACGGTAATTACTAGAAATTTAACTGGTGCAGTAGTTGGTGATGCTACAATATCTTCTCAAGGTAATTGCATTAATTGCATACCATATGTTAATTCCATGGGGGGGACACCTATAATAGATACTAATACTCATCTTCACACTAGGAGGTTGGATATTGTGTTTGATCCTATAACAAGAATTGTTACCGATAGATCTACATTTACCATGTTAGATACAAAACAATATAAGGTGGATGAAGGGGATTGGGAGTCACCCCCACTTAATAAAGATTTAACTAACCTTATCGGAAAAGATGTAACTATTTTTGTTAGATTTTTTACAAATAGCACCCCATCTCAATTCCCAAACATGTTCACGGCTTTTATAAATAATAGATAATATGGCAACACAAATAACGATAACAACAACCCCTATTTGGTTTAACCCTCAATTATATAGGGGGCATAATGTAACAGAAGTATTTCCTGATTATGATATACCATCTAACAAATGGGCATCTTGGAACGCTACAGATAATATTCATTTAGTTAAGAGTCCAACATATTTAGGTTGGAAATACATAGATGATTCTGCGGCTGGTATATCATATCCTCGAAAGCCAGGAACAGAGGAAACATTATATATATATGATGGTACTTTTAATACTGTTGCTAATAATTTAGATCCATCATGGGCTGGAGTGCAAGCTCATTGGATAACAGCATCTAACGATGCTATGGCAAATGATATAGCTGGAAATTATATAGATCTCCTAAATCGTTCGGCAAAATGTATTTTTCTTAATGGAGAATTTAATCAGGGTGTTGATAATACAACCAGGGACGAGAATGGAGATACTGATTCTGATAAATTTAATAGAGTAGTAAATAAATTGGGAGAGAGATTCAAACTCCTATACCCAGATAAAATATTAGGATGGTGGCAAGGTAGTCATTATGATGCTAATAGATTTTTTAATTTCTTTAGTAATGATGATTATGTAGCTCATTATTCATCTCCTATACCCCAAAATTATGAATTCGCGAATTATGGTATATCATTTGCCGATGGTTATGGTCAAGGGGCCGATAGAGGGGGAGATGTATTATATAGTATGACCCAGTATGGAGAAGCTCCTAGATACTTAGATAATGATATTAATTACATAACGACATGGTGGGAACAACAAGAAAATCAGAATGGTACCCCTTATTTTTATAGAGATATACCAAATGTTGGGGTTAAAGCATTCTTCATAAGAACAGCTAAATCGGCTTGCTTATGTTTTAATGCCGCACTAGCTTCATTTACCTACCTTAACGGGGTGGATATTTGGGGAACTAGTTTTAATTATAATAAAGATAATAATACTTATTATTTAGCAGATAATGATAGGAATGTTGGGGATTATAATTCATATTTTTATGAGTGGAATAACCACCAAACTAATTGGTTTATGTTAGCTATGTATTTTACCTCATTACCTGAAGTAAAGACATTAATTGAATTAAGAAACCAATGGACCTTACCTGAATTTGAATGGGAAGGTAGTATTATATCAGGAAACCATAGATACCCATCATATGGTAGGAGATTTGCAGTAAATACACACGGATTACCAATAGTTAGAGTACAATATAGCAATGATACATCAGAATGTTTGATATTTGCATGTTACCCATGTAACCCAGATGCAACATCTAAAAGTACAGTAAGAGTATTTGATGACGTAACAGGATTAAATACTAGTATTGAATTAATAGGTGGGTGGGCTAAATTAGAACACATTAAAAATATAAATGATGGGGATGGAACAACACCTACACCCACACCAACATTAACCCCAACACCAACTAATGGAGGTGGTAATGGAGCACCAAATAATTTAGAAAATAATGCTGTTATAGGATACTGGAATTCATATCCTCTTAAAACAATAAATTTACCTTCATCTAACACAGACCAATACTTTATATTCCAAGAGGTAACAGCAGACTATAATAATTTATATGAACCCGATGTATATGAATCATTGATACCAAGAGGTAAAAATATAATAACCGAAAATTCAGTAACATTCACAGAAGGATATGATTCAGGATTATATAGTTTATTATCTGGTGGTAATTCAGGAAAGGGGGGATTATTAACTCCTTCTGGTTTACCGCTACCTGACCAACATAATTATGATTATATAGAACAGTATGATGAGGATAATGATATAACCCAACCATTTTGGGTACAGTCAGTAATTAATTCGTGTTCTATATTACAAGACGGTACTGTAACTGGTGAGTGGAGCCCTGGTGATATTAGTTACCCAACACAAATAAAGATATTTAACAATATTAATGATACACCTACGAGGTGGGTTATACAGAATTTAAATAACCAATTCCCAACATCTTATGAAGGGGATTTAGTAGATGATATATTCATATTTAGAGGTCCGTGGTATATATATAATTACGGTACATCTATAAACCCACACACATCATCACTCAATTATGTAAATGATGGGTGTATATATATACCGGATGATTACCCAAATAGTGAAAATTCACAGGGGGGTTTATTAGGTCCAAATACTTCTAGTATTACAGATGATTTACTTTCTAGAGGGTATGTATCTATTATAGCAGATGATGGTTATGATACCCCTCTTCAAATTAAATATACTAACACTGAATCTACTTCAACTTGTCCTGAATCCGAATCTTCTTTAAGTTATAGTAATGGTAGTACAGATGCTGCTCCCTTAGGTGTTGGTTCTGTATTATCATCTACCACAGATAGTGTAACTCCTTTTAAATCTGGTTCTTATACATTACTAGTAGATGGAGTGTTTTATGTAGTTGTAACTGATGATAATGGTGTAGTATTATCCATATCGTCTTGTAGTGGTAATGCAGATCCTATTTAATTTAAAATTTATTTTATATATTTATATATGGATAAAAACAAAAAATGAAAAATGAAAAAAACAAAAAGCTTATTATTACATCAAATCGATTTGTTAGGTTATGAAATATACGGAGTACCTGACCCAACCACTAAAATTAATACTGGTGGTATATTATCTAATGAATGTTCTTTATTATTAAAATATAACATACATTCTATAGGTAATACCATTAGGAAAGACAGGGAAATATTAGGTGATTTAAGGAATGAATTAATCAAAAAATATGGGGATAAAGATAAAGAAGGAAATGTAGCTATATTTCATGTATTATTGGATCCTAAAGATGAGAATAAAACCATCCCAAATCCAAAACTCGAATTATTTAATAAGGAATTAAAAAAACTATTAGACAAAGAGATATCATTTGAGTATGATGAAATAGATATAAACGATTACAAGAATATCAAAACTACTGAGTTTTATCCAATCCTCTTCTCTTTAAGTTATGAATAAGTTTAGTAATATTGTGAGGGCTTGGGTCATATCTTTAGACCCAAGTCCAGAACAACAAGAAATAGCAGAATCTAGGATAAACATATGTGATGGTTGTGAATTAAAAAGTTATAATAAATTTCTTGACCTGTGGTATTGTGGTGGATGTAATTGTCCTTTAAAGAAAAAAATATATACAAGTAAAAAAGAAGATTGCCCTAAAAAAATATGGATAAAATAACCCCAGAAGAATTTAATAAAATCAATAAAATCATTGATGATTTTCATAAATCTATATATGATTTAGGTGATGTGGATTATAATATTAAGTTACTAAAAAACAGAATAGAAGAACTTAGTTCGGAAAAAAATGATATATTAAATAGTATTAATAATTTAAAAATAGAAGAAGATTCCGTATTGAGATCGTTAAAAAGTAAGTACCCTAACAAAAATATAAACATCCAAACTGGTGTGATTGAATAGAACTCTATATGCGTTTCTTAATTTTAACAAAAATATTTAATATTTATATTTGAATAAAAAAAGAAGCAATTAAATGACAGAACAAATTATATCTCCTGGAGTTTTCACTAATGAAAACGATAAATCTATCATCCAGAGAGGCCCTCAAGTTGCCGGTGCTGCTGTTGTTGGTCCTACTGCTAAAGGTAGACCATTAGTACCTACAGTAGTTACATCATACAGTGAATACCAATCTATATTTGGGGAAACATTCAAATCTGGTAGTCAATATTACGAATATTTCACATCATTAGCGGCTAAAGAATATTTTAGTGGTGGAGGTGATTCATTATTAGTAACTAAAGTAGTAAGTGGTTCAGTATATAATACATATGCCGACGCTAATTTACCTAAATCAGGTTCATCCTCTCATACATTAGGGAATTCTTCATTCACCTTAGAATCTTTATCTTTTGGGGATGATATGAATAATAGTGGTTCTATGGGTAGTGGAGGTACTTTAAATGATGGTAATTCAACTAATATTAGATGGGAAGTATCAGGTGTTAATTATACTGAAGGAACATTCAGTTTAGTTATTAGAAGAGGTGATGATACAACATCAAACCCTAATATCTTAGAAACTTATAATAACCTAACATTAGATCCAAATGACGCGAATTATGTATCTCGTGTGATCGGAGATTCAAGACCAGTATATGTTGCCGAAAGTGGTGATGAAGGTGCTTATGTTACTTATGAAGGTTCATACCCCAATGCAAGTAATTACGTTAGAATCAAAAATGTAAAACAAACAATTGTAGATTCATACGATAATGAAGGTGATTTTAAATCAGCAGCCAATAAACAATATTTACCTGACATAGGAAGTGGGTCATTTGGTGGAGCTTTTAGTGGGGGTGTAGCATCTACAAGTAGAGAACAATTAATGTTTGAAAATATAACACCCACTAATAATCAAGGATATACAGTAGGTGAATACAGATTGGGGTTAAGTCTTCTATCAAATAAAGAAGAATATGATTTTAATGTATTATTATGTCCTGGTTTATTTATGGATAGTACATTAATATCAGTATGTGAAAGTAGAGGAGATGCCTTTGCTATTGTTGATCCAACTATATATGGTGCAACAAAAACAGCCGTAATAACAGCTGCTGCTGGTTCATCATCTAGTTACGCAGGTGTCTATTGGCCTTGGGTACAAATATATAGTTCAAATTTAGGAAAATCAGTTTGGGTCCCAGCATCAACTGTGATGGGTGGAGTATTCGCATTTAATGATAATGTAGGAGGTATTTGGGCCGCACCCGCAGGGTTAACTAGAGGTGGGATTGGTTCTATAATTAGAGCAGAAAAAAAAGTATCTTCATCTTCACGAGATAAATTATATAACGCTAATGTCAATGTATTAGCCAGTTTTCCTGGTGAAGGAGTTGTATCATATGGCCAAAAAACACTACAAAAAAGAAAAACATCTTTAAATAGAATTAATGTCAGACGATTGTTAAATGATATGAAAAGATTTGTTACTATTGTAGGTAGAGGAATTGTTTTTGAGCCTAATACAACAGTAACAAGAAATAAATTTCTTAATAAAATAAATCCAAAGCTAGATTCATTGGTTCAAAACCAAGGTTTGTATGCTTACAAAGTGGTGATGGATGATTCAAATAATACAGCAGAAGTGATTGATAGAAATCAGTTGTTAGGTCACATTTATGTACAACCTACAAGAACTGCTGAATTTATTGTATTAGATTTCACATTACAACCAACAGGAACGGAATTCCTTTAATAAGTAATATATTTATAATAAAAATATTAAAACAAAGATAAATGGCAATATTAGATTCAAATGAAATGATGTTTCGTAGTTTCGAACCTCAAGTGGCTAATAGATTTATAATGTATATAGATGGTATCCCATCATATCTTATAAAGAAAACTAGTGCACCCGGTTTCGACGCAGGTGAAATTAAATTAGATCACATAAACACATACAGGAAAATAAAGGGGAAAATAGAATGGGACGACATGAATCTTTCATTATATAATCCTATAACTCCTTCTGGAGCTCAGTCAGTAATGGAATGGGCTAGATTAGCTCACGAATCCGTGACTGGAAGAGATGGTTATTCTGACTTTTATAAGAAGGATATAGTAATTAATGTCTTAGGACCTGTTGGTGATGTTATTAGTGAATGGATTATCAAAGGAGCATATGTGAAAAATGCCAAATTTGGTGAATTTGATTGGGCTGATGATCAGTACATGAGTATTGATGTAACAATTGCTATGGATTATTGTGTATTAAATTACTAATATTCATTATATAATATTAAATCTCCTACTACCACTTTATTGTGGAGTAGGATTTTTTTATATATTTATATATGAAAACAAAAAACAAGTTATTTTATGAGTGAATTAAATATACCTATAGAAACTATTGATCTACCATCTCAAGGTAGGGGGTATGGGGTAGACAATCTATTAAGTTCTGGAGTTATTGATGTTGGTTATATGACTGCTCGTCATGAAGATATACTAACAAACAAAAATTACATAAACAATGGTACAGTAATTGATAAATTACTTATATCTTTGATAAAATCTAAAATTAATTATGAAGATTTATTATTAGGAGATAAAGATGCTATAATGTTTGCAGTCAGAATATTAGGATATGGAAAAGATTATCCAATGTCATTCTACAACAAAGACACAGATCAAAATGAAGACACAGTTATTGATTTATCCAAGATAGAGGCTAAGCCTCTTCACCCAGACTTTGAAAATGCTAAATCAAATAATTTTAAATACCAACTCCCTCAATCAGGAACTAACATAACAATTAAATTATTAACTCAGAAAGATAATAGAATAATAGAATCCGAAATTAAAGGATTATCAAAAATAGATAACAAAGCTTCTTATTCAGGTTCTACTAGATTAAAACATATTATTACTTCAGTAGATGGGAACGACGATTTAAAAACGATAAGAGAATTTGTCGACAATAGCCTCAGAGCATTAGATGCCCTCGCTTTACGTAATTATTATTCATTAATTAATCCCGGGATCAATTTAAAGGTAGATATAATTAAAAAGGATGAAAATGATGAAATCACTTACACAGAGGAGGGTGTAGACCTTAAAATAGGTCTTCGATTTTTTTGGCCTGAATTATGATTATAGGAAAAATGTTTTTGATCAAATACATAATATAGTATACCACGGTAATGGGGGGTATGATTGGAATACTGTGTATAACATGCCTGTGTGGTTGAGGAAGTATACATTTAAGATGATTGAAGAATATAATTCTAAATCACCAGACGATGATAATACAAAACCTACACCAAAAAAACCTCAACATATTATGAGACCCTCTATAGATTACTCATCAATTTCTAAATAGTAATATAGCTATAGATATTTATACGAAAATAATATTAAAATGGCAAAAGATAAACCTTTAGATAATCTTGATCTTGAAGCAAATAGTAAACACCTTCATGACACCAGTAAAATACTAGAAGATATTGGTGTTGAGATAAAAAGACTAATAGGGAATAACAAAGATCTATTCAGAGGTATAGAAACATCTATTGACAGCTATACTAAAATAAAGAATATAGCTAGCAGTTTAGTAACTATGTCTAAAGAAGAATTAGTAAGTAAAGGTAAAGTATCAGCATTAGAAACATCAATAGGTGTATTAAAAAGTAAAATTTTAGAAGGTGAACTAACTATACAAAGTATATATGAAAAGAAATCATTATTTGCCGCTGAAGGGAAATTAGATTTAATGTATAAAACAGTAGACACTAAGTTTGAACAGGTTCAGCTAGAAAAAGAATTATTAAAATACGCACAAGAATATCTAGCTTTATCTAATCAAATAAGATCAGGTGTAATTTCCAATGTCGAAAGTATTGAAGATTTAATAAGAAATATACCAGGTATTAATAGTATGTTTGGTGGATTCTTTAGTAGGTTTAGTAGAGACGTAAAAGCAGCATATGTTCAAGGAGGTGGTGTTGGTGTAAGTATTGCTAAATCAATGAGAAAAATAGCACCTTTAGCTATAGTATTGGGGTTAGTAAAATTAGTTCAACTAGCATCTGAAGCTAATAAGGAAGTTATTGAAATTGGTAAATCAATGATGTTAAATTACGAACAGGCCACTAAAGTTAGAGAATCTTTTATAGATATGGTAAATGCTTCTAGTGACAATGTTATAACATTAACTAAAATACTAAAATCTAATAGTGCCATTAGCAAAACTATGGGATTTACAGCTGCCTTTTCAGCCGATATTAATACCGAGTTTATCAATATAACTGAAAGGATGGGTGTTTCTGAAGAATCAGCAGCTAATTTAGCTAAAATAACTATTGCTACTGGTGGAAGTTTAAAAGAAAATAAAGAAACTATATCAGGAATCGTATCATCTGTATCAGAACAACGTGGAGTACAATTAAATATTAGAGATATTATTGAAGAAACTGGACAGCAAGCTACTTCATTATTAACAACATTCAAAGGTAATCCAATAGAATTAGCTCGTGCTGTAACTATGACTAAGGCATTAGGAACTAGTTTAGATAAAGTTAGTAAACAAGCAGATAGTATATTAAATTTTGAATCATCTATAGAATCAACATTAAAAGCTTCTTTATTAACAGGAAAAATGATAAATCTTGAAAAGGCTAGAGAATTAGCACTGAATAATGATTTAGGAGGTTTAGCCCAAGAGTTAGTTAATAAAGAAATTGATTTTAATTACTTTAGCAATCTTAACAGGATAGGACAAGGAGCAGTAGCAGAAGCTTTGGGTTTAAGTACAACTGAATTATCAGATCAATTACTATTACTTGAAGCTCAACATAGATCTATTAGTGATATACAGTCAGTAAATGGTAAAATGGCAGCCGATAGAGCATCTCAATTAAGTGCTCAACATAAATTTAATAATGCTGTTGAAAAATTAAAAGACATTTTAGTTAGAATAGTTGATGGTCCTTTAGGTAGTATGTTAGAAGGGACCGTATCTATATTAGATTTTATAGGTAATGCAGGAGCAGGATTTAAGTCAGCTCCACAAACTATCCAAGGAAATATGGTTAGGTCTAACCCAAGAACAAATAGTAACAATGTAAGTAATAGTAGGGTGGAAGCTTCACTAAGAGAATTAGTAGATCTACAAAAAGTGGCATCAAAATCAGTACCATCAATAATTGTTAAACCAAGTGAATTGGTAGGTCCTACATTTAATGCAGCATCAAAAAATACTTTTTACTCTGCCTGATATTGATATTTATTAATAAAAACACAATATGGGATTAATAGATAAAATAGCAGAAACTGAATTTGGGTATAAAGGTTCGAAACCGGAGTTTGACGGAGAAACACCTAATTCTACATTACACAATCAAAGTTCAAATTTAGGTATACCATCGATAGATACTCCATCTTCTATATTAGATGAAAACGATATAAATAACCTTAATAAATGGAAAAGTAAGACAGGGAAAAAGTATATGGACAATTTACCAACATAAATGGGATTATTTGATAAGTTAGGTGATACACAGTTTAAAAATCTTCGTGGAGGTGAAGATAATGGCTATTCTATACATAATGATCATAAGAACCCAACAATCAAAAATAACCTTAGAGATTATAGTAATGAAAATAAAAAAAGAATAACTAATTTTCTTAAAACCCCTATGGGGATTAAGTATTTACAAAACCAAAATAATCTTCAATTATCATCTGTTCAATTAGAAAAAAATTATAGAACCATATTTAAAGGAGGGGGGAAATTAGGAAATATAGTTAATTCTATAAATAATAGACTTAATACAGATTCAATAGTTTCTAAAACTTTTTTAAATACATATAATTACGATAATACGTTAAAACAAATTGGTAGTGATCCTAATCTAGGATTACATTATGATAGATTTGGGGTAGATGGTATATTAGATGAAAAGCTAAAATACTTTAATATATCAACTAATAATAATAGTGGGGATAGTTCAAATAATAGACTTGTCAAAATACAAAAACAATTACAATTAGGTATCCCAAATGATGATAATGATAATTCACATAACCCATTAAAAAATATAATAAATAATAGTGTAAATGTACTAACTAACCAATTTTTACCTAATAGACCTGTTATTTCGGGATTAATAAATAATGCTGCTACTTTAGGTACTAGTTTTCTAACAAAGCAACACCCAAAATTTAATAAATTTTTAGGTAATATTAACAAAGGTATAGGAGTAGGTCAGAACATATTATCAACAATCCAAACTATAGCAAATACTATAAAACCTAATAATAAATTTAATGATATTACAAATTCAATATTATTTTATTCTAATATTGGTAAAAAATTAACAAATCCAGAAAATGATATAATATATTCATATTCTGGAGGACCTGATTCATTAAATGGACTAGGAGTAACAAATATTAAAAGGTATGATTATACAAATAAACAATTAGATAATGTTTTATCCAATATAAAAGACAAAATATCTAATATTTCATATAACCGTATAACCGTATTTAATAATTCTATTAGCTCTTACATATCTACTAGTGGGTTTGATTTCGATTATAATTATTTTTTGCTAAGTGCTAAACACGATAATAATGTTTATGGTGATATTAAATCAACTACTAGTTTAGGTATTAAATATACAACTATTAGAGCCAAAAATGACGCTAATAAAATAAGCTCTGAACAAAATAGAGATAGATTAAAAGGAAATAACATAACTTACGGAGTTAATATACCTGGATTCGATAGAGTAAATAAGGATTATAAATATTTTACTAATGATAGTGGTAAAACACCAACGTATGATAGGAATGATAGGAAGGATATAATATTAGCCTTTGCTATTATTGACCCTTTCACATTAAACGAAAATAGAATTGTTTTTACAGCATTTTTGAATGGGTTTAGTGATAATACTTCAGCTACATGGACTTCAACTAAATATTTAGGAAGAAGTGAAAAACACTATGTGTATGATGGGTTTGAAAACAACATATCATTTAATTTCCAAATGCCTTGTTTTAATAAAACTGAATTATTGGAAAAACATAGAGCTATAGGTCAATTAAAATCTTCACTACAAGGTAAATATGGGGATAATATATTGGGTGGAGTTATTACAAAGATATTTTTAGGAAAATATTTAAAGGGAGAGTCATGTATTATTACTAATTTATCATACACTATACCTGATGATACGGGATGGGATGTAGAAGAAGAATTAGCTCATGTCATAAATGTTAGTGTTAATGCTACTGTGTTATTTAATAAATTACCTGAATATAGAGAATTTGGAGGTGCTTGGGGTCATAAAGGTGAATCTAGTTATATTAAAGACACATTAGGAACTTTTCTTTCTGAGAGTCAAGTACAGAATACTACATCTAAAGCTTTAAGTAAAATCAATGAGGTACAATAATAATACTATATTAAAAACAAAAAACGGTAATAGATACTATAAACAAAAATTTTATCCTGTTATCCCATACTCTGATGATGATGATTATGCGATCACTACACATGGGGATAGGTTAGATATAATAGCTTATAGATATTATAATGATGTTTCTTTGTGGTGGATTATATCTAAAGCTAACGATAATATATCTAACGATTCATTAGTTCTTCCCACAGGTATACAGATACGAATACCTACAAATATAAATAAAATATTAATTAATTTCAATAAAATAAATAATTAAATGTTATGTCAATTTTTACTAAAAATATACACCCTAACATAAAAAACCAATTAGCTATAAGACAAAACATAATGGGTAAAGGTAATAGAACACCGGCAGACCTAACTTGGCTAAATAATAAAAATGCTTTCTTAAGATTATCTTCAGGAGTAAACATAGATGATTCTAACACTCCAGCAAAAAATAACATACTGCAAGGGGGGGTACTAAAAGACGTTAATTTTACAAATGGTTTTAATGCGGAAATGTATGAAGGTGTTGGAGAAGATAATCTATACTCTCCCACATTTAATGGAATAAAACATAAACATGGAGTTAGACCTAAACCAGGTATAACATCAGTTTCGATACAACATAAACAAGCATATGGTTCTATTAGAAGTGCTACTATTAATTTTGAATGTTGGGATATAGCTCAGATAGAATTACTAGAAAAATTATATATGAGACCTGGATTTTTATGCTTATTAGAGTGGGGGTGGTCAATTAGTTTGGATAATGAAGGGAAATTAAATAAATATGAAGATCATGTTGATTTAGAAGAATTTTTTTCTGGTTTCAAAAAACCATTATTAGAACAATTGGCAGATATTAATACCAAGTCAGTAAAAAATAATGGTAGTTACGATGCTTTTCTTGGATTTGTAGTCCAATATGGGTGGAAATTAAGAGAAGATGGAGGTTATACTTGTTTTACTGAAATAATGTCTACTGGGGAGGTAGTTGAATCACTTAAGATAAATGTTCCATTAACATCTTCGGGAAATATATTTAATATAAAAACCCAATGGACTGGGTTATTAAATTATGAACCGGATGAATTTGGAAGTCTAGATGATGAGCATTATGATATACATAACGCTAATCTAGATTATTCTGGAACTAGAGTACTTGAAGTAAATATATATAATAATCTAGCAGTATCATATTCAAAGAACATAATGGTGGGTTTAATGGATGAGATATGGCAAAGAACAAATATGCGCGGTCATGCTTATGCAGCATCAAATTTTACCGGGAAAATGCCTTATATAAGTCCCACGGATAGTAAAAAACATTATATAGAATTTTGGGGTTACAATTATAAAGATGCAAATGATTATAATACGGAAGTAGGAATCCCAGAACAAGACCCTAGGAATGTATTTATTACTATGAAAAGTTTAGTCGATCTTATTAATAATTTTATTATTATTAAATCTAAAGATGCTAATATAAGTAAGCTAGAAATTGAGGGGATGAAAGGTGTATATCACAAATTGATGTACTCAACAAACCCAAATATATGTTTTATAAATAATACAAAATGGTTAGAATTTATATCTGGTATTAAAGTTAAGAGTGGGAAGGATGTTGAATATGATAAGAAGACTAAAATAGATGAATTTATTAATAGATATCCTTTGATATATAATGGTATGAATAATTATTTAATATCTGGGGACTTTGGTAAGTTTAAGTCTGCAGTTATTAATGAGTATAATAATAATCCTTTATTAAAGAAAGGACCATATGTACATTTTTTTGGTGGTAGTGGGGAGTTAAGTTTGGAAGGAAAAATAGGTGAAATAATAAACATATCTTACATAATATTAAGAGGGGTTGAGTACAATATTGAAAATGAGGGTAAAAAGATATATATAGACCCTAGTTTTTTTGGTATAGATGGTGGGGGTGAAATTAGTATGGAAACAAGATATTGGACTTTTAATAACTTGAAAGGGGGGAGATTAAATTCAGTTTTTGGGAAAGGAACACCACTTTACTTTAATGATATAATACCAACTTACACCAGTATACTATCATATTTTGATTTATTTGGGGCTAATATTACTGATATTATATCTCGTACTTTACCTAACAGTAGTGTAGTAAATATCAACAATGAATTGATGGCTTTTGAGTCAAATAAGAAGAGGTTTGAAGATAATATTGAGGAAATAGCGGAACAAAATAAATCAATTACAGACGATCTAAGCAATTATAAAAAAATTGTTGATGAATTAAAAGTATTTGATGTAGATGATGGAGATAAAACATCATGTTTATTGGAAAATATATATGTTAATGTAAAGCACATAAAAAGTCAAGCATTAACTATAAGTGATGGTCCTTCTGAAGAAGGTGATTTACACTTAGGTGGTTTTATTAAAGGTATAGTTAAAAACATACAACGTACTATTGGGGATATTAATAATTTAGAAATCCACATTGGAGATGATGGGATATGTCGTGTAATAGACTTAAATTATTCTAAAAAACCACCTGAAATTTTTAATTTAGAAATCGGAACTAATAAGTCAATTATAAAAAACATTGAATTAGAATCCCAAATATTTTCAGATCAACTATCACAAAATGTAATAGCAGCCCAATCTTCAGTAGATGGGAATAGTGTAGGTGGAATTAATAATTCAGCATATATATCATTTAATGATGGTGTAACTGATAGAAATTTACCTACAAAAACTGTATTCTCAAATACTAGATTTAGTAGTAATGGTGTTGAATTAATAAACTCTTTAAGTTACATATATGATTATATAATTAATTTTATATCACAAGATAACGAAACCGAAGAATATTATAGAAGAAGTAGATATTATAATGAAGGTGATAGTTTTTCCTATGGTAATTCATTAAAAAGTATAATGAATTTAGTGTCTGGATTATATGTAACAGATAATGTTAATAGTTTAATTTTACCCACGAAGTTAAGTGTGAAAATAGATGGGATTTCCGGTTTGATTGTGGGTGATATAATTAGCCTCGATAAGCAATTTATACCACTTAATTATAAATCAAAAGATTCTTTAAATTATATAATAGTAGGAGTAAACCACTCAATAGAAAATAATGCTTGGGAAACTTCATTAGTTATGTATCCTAAAATTATGGATGATAAGTTAAAAGTTAATGATCTTAAATTTATAAATCAAGGAATTGATATAATAGTAGATTATAATGCTAATATAGATGAAAGTATTATATCGCTAAGTTCAAGAAAAGACAGAGCATTACTACCACCTGATAATACACCATCTCCATCTCCATCTCCATCTCCACCCCCAGATCCAATTACATCTAGTTTAACCCCAGTAGCTGATAAATTAAGGAAAACTTTAAAGGAATTAGGATATACTGAAAGAAATAGATATTTATCGGAAAGGGGGGATATCCAACCTATCATGGGTGCGGTAGCAGATGCTGTTTTTAGGATGATAAAATATACAGCTCCTGATGTGATGGTTACGGTTACCAGCGGAAATGACAAATTTCATTCTACATTAAACTCAAGACATAAAGATGGAAGAGGAATAGATTTTACCGTTGACTCTACATCATATGATGGTAAAGCAGTCGAATATGTAGAAAGTCTATTATCTTCCTTTAGTGCAGCTAATGACCCCGATTTTAGGTATTTAAACGAGTACATAATAAAAACTACAAACTCAACCGGTAATCACTTCCATATATCTTGGGGGAAAGGTTTTGAGGGACTCCAAAACTTAATACAAGCTCGGAAAATATCTACGTCAGAATCTATTTTAAGACAATATAAAATAACACTGTAATGTATATACCGAAAAATCAAATTGTAGTATCTCAATATATTGGTATGGGTAAATTAGTGTATAAAAGTAACCAGAATTCATATTCCGGATATTACCATATAATAAATGGATATTATTATATAGGTTCACACCCACAACGATATCCTATTCAATTAGAATTAGTAGATAAAAAAGAAATTAAAGTTAATTCATTAGTAGTCAATAAAAATGAAATACCTAACAGTATAAGATATATTATGTATAATTCTACAACAAGTATAATTAAAGAAATATCATTTGATGTTTGGAGTACTTTAAGTATGGATAATAAAAAACAAGTTTATGTAATTAATTTTAATAAACCTCAATTTCAATTTGATATTGATATAAATAGAATAGAACGTGATATACCTTTAATAAAAAATTATTTAAATCTTAATTCTTAAAGTTTCTTACATATCTTCGAACTAATGTTTTATATAATAGAAAAAAGTGAACAATTAGTACAGTTAGAAAATATACAAAGTTGTTTTGTGTACATGGTACAAGGTAATTCACACGTCCACCCAGTATTAAATAATATCAGTCTAATATACATAAGGCCTAAGGACTATCATAAAGGGTATATATTATGTCTAGATCACTCAGAAAGTAAATCCCTAGAATTAATCGAGGTAAAACAATTTATTAATAAAATTCCATACGTGTATGTAGTTGATAAGAAACAATATTTACACCATTTTCCTGATGTGAAAAATCAAATAATTGATGTAAGTTTATATAATAATATCCATAATAATTCAGATTTGAAATTGGATGAATTAGATTTAAAAATAAATATTGATTTCGCTAGAAAATTCCCAAATATTGATTATAATAGGTTGATACCAATATCAAAACACTACCAGAAATGTAATGATGTATTCAATAAAATTAGTCCTATACTAGACCAATTTATGATTAATGGTATTAATGATGATATTTTCAAATTCTACAACAATCAATGGGTTAATGCATTCTATAATATTGAAAAAGAAGGAATTAAAATAAATCAAGATCCATACGTAGAACATTTCTATGATAACATTAATTATCCTTCCCACAGTTTATATAAAGGTATACTATATGGTTATTATAATTTATGCACTAAAACGAATAGACCATCTAATTCATTCAATAACCTGAATTTATTAGCTTTGAATAAGAGTAATGGTGAAAGGGGATTAATAATTCCTAAAAATGATGAGTTAGTAGAGATTGACATAAATGGTTACCATCCCCGAATACTAGGTAAAATATTAAATATTGACATACCTGAAAATGAAGACATATATGAATACTTAGGTAATTATATTGGTTTAGATAAAACAAGAGATGAAGTAAAAATATTAATATTCCAGCAAATATATGGGTTTATACAACCTAAATACAGAGATAAAAGATTTTTCAAAGATATAGCTAAGTATATAGATTACATTAATGAAAATAAAATTATAGAAAGTCCTAGTGGGAAACTGTTTGATCTTAACATAATTAAAAAACCTAATACTTTACTTAATTATATCATACAAAACACAGAAACGTATTATAATGTATTAATACTTAGTAAGATACAACCATTGCTAAATGATGTTAATAGTAGTATAATAATGTATAATTATGATAGTATATTAATAGATTATGATTACCGTGATGTCGGATTGATTGAAGAGATACAACAGTTATTTCCATTCAAGACTGTAACTAAACGAGGAACTAATTATAATTTTCTAGAATAACGTATATTTATATGTGAATATAATCAATAAGTTCACATGACTAATAAACTGTTTTGCACATTTTCAAATATTGAATCTTTAGACCACAACATAAACCACATATTGACTAAAAATACGGTATTATATAATAACATATTTATATTAAGTATTGAGGGCAATAAAGAATTACTAATAACATATAATTTGGATTCAATTAACTTAAATAATAACTTAATTCTCCCAAACACAATACTAACACATAGAAAAAGAGAGTCAAACACATTATATACTATAAATGCTTTAAATGCTTTAATAGTAAAATTAAATGGTCATCTAGACACAAAGTATCCAGTAAAGTGGAGTGAATATAACAACTCAATAATGTTAATTCAAGATAGTGAATTGAACATTCTAAAAACCAAAATATATGATATTGTAAAAACTTAAGTTTTTCTTTCGTATATTCGACCAAAAGTAAGTTTTAATAAGTATTTCAAATTTAAACAATAATTATGGATTTAAAATCAATTCAAGGGAAAATAGACTCCCTAAAAAAACCGTCCTCATCTGGTAAAGAAAAGTATGAGAAAGTAGATTATGAGAAAATCTATTTCAAACCTACAGAAGGGAAAACTCAAGTTAGAGTATTACCATCTAAGTTTAATTCTAAGATGCCATTTTTTGAAGGTAAATACTACTACGGTATTGCCAAATATCCTATTATGGCTTTGAGTAATTGGGGAGATGCTGATCCTATTGAAGAATTTATAGATCATCTTAAACAAACAGATGCTAGTGGTAACTGGGAATTAATTAAAACACTAACACCTAAAATCCGTATTTCAGCACCTGTTGTTGTAAGGGGAGAAGAAGAAAAAGGAGCTAGATTATGGCAGTTTGGTAAATTGATTTATGAGCAATTCCTAGAATATGCTGTAGATGAGGATTACCAGGATTATGAAGATGTGGAAAGTGGGAGAGATTTTACTATCGATGGTAAAATTGATGAATTAAATGGCAGGCCTTATATCAAATGTAGCTTAAGACCTAAAGGTAAACAAACTGTATTATCTACTAATGCCTCCGAGGTGAATAGTTGGTTGGATAATCAACCCGATATTTTAGATACCAGCATTAATAGACAGCATAGTTATGAAGAATTAAAGACTATTCTAGGTAATTTCTTGAGTGCTAAAAAACTGTTAGGAGATGAAGAAGATGAAGGTGATGGGCAGGAGGCAAAATCAAGTATAGATTTTTCTAAAAAAACTAATTTTGATGATGACGTAACAGACAGTAAGAAAGATGAAGTAAAGGCATTATTCAATAAATAATAAATGGCAAAAACAAAACCAATCACTGATACTAAAGGCAGATTTGATTTAGCGGAATTTAAAAAACATAAATTTTCAAGTCAATCTGTCAAGTTTAAATCACAAGAATGGATAAAATTATCCCCAGCATTCCAGGAAGCTACAAACCTTCCTGGAGTGCCTAAGGGGCATATAACTCTATTAAGAGGCCATTCAGATACAGGAAAAACAACTGCTCTTTTAGAGTGTGCCGCTCAATGTCAGCGGGATGGTGTATTACCAGTTTTTATTATAACAGAGATGAAGTGGAATTGGGAACACGCTATGGAAATGGGGTTGCAAGTTAATGGTGTAACTAACGAAGATGGGGAGATAATAGATTATGATGGGTTTTTCATATTTACTGATAGATCATCATTAAACACAGTAGAGGATATTGCTGAATTAATCAATGGTTTATTAAAAGACCAATATGAAGGTAAATTACCTTATGATTTATGCTTCTTATGGGATTCAGTAGGCTCTATTCCTTGTGCTATGTCAGTCGAAAAATTAAAGAACAATAACGAGTGGAATGCTGGTGCAATGTCTACACAATTTGGTAACGGTGTTAATCAAAAAATCATGTTATCTCGTAAAGAACATATGCCTTATACTAATACATTAGTAGCAGTTAATAAAGTATGGGTAGATAAAGCAGCACCCGGACCTATGAGTCAGCCTAAAATGATGAATAAGGGGGGAACTACAATGCATTTTGATTGTTCGGTAATGATTACTTTCGGTAACATAAAAAATTCTGGAGTCAGTAAGTTGAAGGCCACTAAAGATAAGAAACAAATAGAGTGGGGAAAAAGAACTAAGGTTCAAGTAGAAAAAAACCATGTTACCTCCTTAGCTACTAAAGGTCAATTAATAATGACTCCGTATGGTTTTATAGGGAATGAAGATAAAGATATAAAACAATACAAATCTGAACATTCTACTGAATGGGCTACTTTGTTGGGAGGTAAAGATTTTAAGATGGAGGAAGAAGAAGTTACAGATTCAAATATAGAAACATCAGATAATGAGTAAATATCAAAATTTCTTTAATAACTTAAAGGAAGAAACGAATAAGGAAGGAGAGAAAATATTATTGATAGATGCTATGAATATGTTTATTAGGAATTTTACCATAAAAAACCAAGTTACTCCTAACGGACATCATGTTGGGGGTATGGTAGGATTCCTAATATCATTAGGTTATGTATCTAAATTATTTAGACCTGATAAAATATATATAGCGTTTGAGGGGGAGGGAAGTAGTTTAAAGAGAAAATTTATATACCCTAAATATAAGGCAAATCGAAATCTTAAATCATTAACAAAATGGCAATATTTTGAAACTAAGAAAGAAGAAGATGAGTCTTTAGCCGACCAGTTAGATAGATTAATGTCTTATTTACATTGCCTCCCTGTTGTACCCATAATGGTAGATGGTTTGGAGGGAGATGATGTTATAGGATACATTTCTAAACAAATTGAGAAAGATGATAATATTGTAAAGAGTACTATCATCTCTGCTGATCAGGATTTTTTACAATTAATATCTAACAAAACCCAAATATACAGTCCACGGAAAAGACAAACAGTTGGGATAAGTGATGTTATTAAAGGGTATGGAACCCATCCTAATAATTTTATAATAAAAAAAGTTATTGAAGGTGATAGTTCCGATAATGTACCTGGAGTAAGAGGTATAGGACCTAAGAAAATATTAAAACATCTTCCAGAATTATTAAATGAAGATTTATTTAACATGAAGTCATTATACGACAAATGTGATGACCATCCATTATCACCTGTATTTACTAGTATAAAGAGATTCAAACATCAATTGGATATTAATCATAAATTAATGACTTTAAGAGATCTAGAATTTTCTGAATTCGACAATGATATAATGGACAAAGCTATCAACTCTGCATCCCCAAAACCAAGTCCTATAGATTTCATGTCATTAGTAAATAGTGATTTGATAAATAATTCATTTAAAAACCCAACATCATGGATTAATAATTGCTTTAATTCAATTAAATAACATTTTAAAAAACTATTAATGGCAACAGCGTTAGATAAATTATCACAATATGGACATAGTTTTCAAAGTAAAGTAATAGGTGGTTTATTAAATAATAGAAATTTTTTACTAAATATAGCTAATTCAGTAGATTTAGATAATTTTGAAAATAATTCACAAAAATACATAGTAGGTAAAATAATAGATTACTTTAAAGAATATAATACAGTTCCTAATAGTGATTTTATACATAATGAGATAAAAAAATTAAAAGGACATGATGTATTACAAATAGCTATTAACTCTGAATTAAAAAAGATATATAGTTTATATGAAGAAAATGATAAAGATTATATTATTAAAGAATTTAGTAACTTTTGTGTAAATCAACAAGTTAAAAATGCCATAATAAAATCAGCAGACTTATTAAAAGATGGAGATTATGAAACTATAAAAAAATTAATTACAGATGCCGTTACAGATATTAACGGATATAATAAAGGACACGAATATAGATCAGATGTAGAACATAGGTACAGGGAAAATGAAAGGAAAGCTGTAGCTTTACCTTGGCCTGAATTAAATGATTTCTTTCAAGGTGGGGTGGGGGCTGGTGATTTAATGTTGGTATTTGGTAATCCTGGGGGAGGTAAAAGTTGGTTATGTATATCAATAGTGTGCGAAGCCTTAAGACAAGGTAAGAATGTTATAATATATTCACTTGAAATGAGTGAAAGCTATGTGGGGAAAAGAGTAGATGCATGTTTAACAGAAATACCGGTACAGGATTTAAAAGATAATAGAGATGTGGTGGAAAGATCCTTATCTGAAATACCAGGTAGGTTAATTATTAAATCATATCCACCTAAAAGAGCATCTCTTAATACAATAGAAGCTCATTTAGATAAATTAAAAATAACAGAAGAATTCGAACCGGACCTAGTTGTGATAGATTATCTAGATTTACTAAAATCAGATTCAAAACGTGAAAAGAAAGATGAAATAGATGATATATATTATGAAGCTAAAGGCTTAGCTGCTGATAAAGGATTCCCAATTATATCCCCTTCCCAAGTAAATAGATCAGGAGCCCAGGATAATGTTATAGAAGGAGATAAAGCAGCTGGGTCATATGATAAAAACATGATTGCTGACATAAATATATCCTATTCAAGAAAGAGGAAAGATAAAGTAGAAGGTACAGGTAGGCTTCACATCATGAAAAATAGATATGGAGATGATGGTATAGTATTTGGGGTAGATCAGGTAGATTTATCAACTGGTGCTATGCGTATTACGGGGGTAATCAGTGAAGATGATGTGGAGGCTATGAATGTAAAAGATAAAAGCTTTAATAAAGGTAATGAAGTTGGGGATGCTTGGAAGTCTTGGTCTAGTAAGTGATATTTATCAACATAAAAATTAATTTAACCAAAATAAAATAAATGAATATAAAATTTTTCACAGCAGAATGGTGCGGACCATGTAAATCAATAAAACCCGAATTTCATTCACTAATGATTCAGTATCCCCACCATTCATATGAAATCATAGATATTGATACTAACCCACAATCAGTAATTAAAAATAAAATAAAATCCATCCCTACATTTATAGTAGATAATAATACTAGGATGGTAGGAGCACAAGGATTCAACCAATTAAAAAACATTATTAAATGATAACAGAACCAAGAGAAGCTTATAAACCATTTGAGTACGATCAAGCATTCCAGTATTTTAAAGACCAACATAGAGTGCATTGGTTAGCTGATGAAATACCTCTATCATCTGATTTGAGTGATTGGGATGAAAAATTAAACGAAAGTGAAAAAAATCTTATAGGGAACATATTAAAAAGTTTCGCCCAAACTGAATGTCATGTAAACGACTATTGGTCCGAAAAAGTAGCAATATGGTTCCCTAAATTCGAAATACAAGCAATGGCCCGAGCATTTGCTGATTTTGAAAGTATCCATGCAGAAGCATACGCCCGATTAAATGAGGATTTGGGATTAGATGACTTTTCAGCATTTTTAGAAGATGAGGTTTCAAAAGCTAAAATTGATCGATTAGTCGAAGTACCGGGTGAAACTATGCGAGAAAAAGCACTGTCTCTCGCTATTTTCTCAGCCTTCACGGAAGGCGTTAACTTATTTAGTTCATTTGCTATCTTAATGTCTTTTCAATTAAGAAATTTAATGAAAGGAACAGGACAGATAGTGACATGGTCTGTAAGAGATGAATCTCTTCATTCAACTGCGGGGTGTTGGTTGTTTAGACAGGTAATGAAGGAATTTCCTGGATTAGATGATAATGATATGTTAATACAAGTACAAAAAGCAGCCAGATTGTCTGTTGATTTAGAAATGGATTTTATCGATAAAGCATTTGAGATGGGTGAGGTAGAAGGATTAACAAAAACCCAATTAAAAAACTATATTAAATCCCGAACTAATGAAAAGATGAGAGATTTAGGTTACAGTGATATCTACTTAGAAATTGATGACACATTACTAGCAGATATGGAATGGTTCGGACATCTGACAAGTGGAGTTGAGCATCAAGATTTCTTTGCACAAAGACCAACATCATATGCCAAATCTACTGCGGATTGGGATGATTTATAATATTTATTATTATGGATAAAAAACGAATACAACATCTCGCAGGTATAAAGGAGATAAAACTTAGACCTCCAACTGATATAAGAAGGTTATTAAATAGTTTAGATGATATAATTTTAATTGACTTCTTATACTATAAGTGGGAAGCGGGGTGGAGTGATATAGTAAGGGATTTTAATCTGAATGATGACCCAGAAACATTTAATAAATTAAAACAACTACATGCAGTAAAAAGTTCTCTACTTATTAAAGTATTCGATATTAGTTGGGTCAGGGACAATATATATGATTTGCATGCCTATAATAATGTTCATCTCGTGGCACCTAACGGGGATGATATAATTATGTTAATATTCTATTAAAATGAAAAAACTAACACAAATATTAAAAGAAATAAAATTACGTGAACCGGTACCTGTATATGAGATACTTAATTCTCTAGATCCCGTATTGTTAGTATTTTTTTTCGAATATGATTATACAATGTCTGAAGAACAGTTCATTGAGGAACATGGTGGAGATTTAAACCCTCTTGAAATTTCTCAATTGAGGAGCTTATTTAGTGTGAAATCAATGTTCCGTGTAGAAGTATTTCTTAAAGATAAATCTGAATTATTTACTAATTTAGGAGGGTATAGCAACATGCATTATATAGGTGATGATCCCGATACTTCAATTGCTATATTATATTAAAATTAAAAAATGAAAGAACTAACAAAAATATTAAAAGAAATAAGATTAAATGAACCTGTAGACATAAATTCTATATTAGGTTCACTTCGGCCAATTGTATTATTAAGTGTATTTGAGTATGATAGTGAATTAGATGTAGAAGAGTGGATGGAAGAAAATAACGATTTACCTAATGAAGTTAAAAGTAAAGTAAGGCAAATATTTAAGATAAAATCAAGATTTCACAAAGTAGTGATACCAAGTTCATCATCTAAAACCTTCCATAATTTAGAAGATTACCATAATATGTATTATTTCAATGATGGTGCTTGGGGAGAAATGTTATTATTCTATTAAAATGATGAAACTAATACAAATATTAAAAGAAATAAAATTACATACACCTGGGATTCCCAGAACTAATGAGGACTTATTGATATTAATGAATTCAAATTTAGATAAAGTAGCTGATTTTATAGGTGTTGAAGTTGAGGCAAAATCAAACCCTTCTGATAACCTTAATAATTACCGGGTAGACATAAATATTTCTTATGAATTAGATTCAAGACAAAATATAATTATGACCTTAGAGGATGGAGTAGTTTTATTCTCATTAGATCTTAAAACATTTTTATTATACCCCGAAGATGAAGAAGTGGTAGATACAATGAATATTTTTGGGTTTCCTGTATTCTATCTCATTACATCAGTACTACCTTATTAATTATGAAACTAATACAAATATTAAAAGAAATAAAATTACATACACCTGGGATTCCCAGAACTAATGAGGAATTATTAGAATTAATGAATTCAAATTTAGATAAAGTAGCTGGTTTTTTGGATGCCAAGATGGAAGAGAAAGCTGAAGATTCAGAGGAAGATAATGATGATATATTATATAATTATCAGGTAAATGAAGATACTCCTTATGAATTAGATTCAAGACAAAACATATACATTTCTATAAATGATGGAAATTTTGTATTCACATTAGACCCAAAAACACTTTTATTAGACCCTGTAGATGAAGAGCTTTTAGATATTATGAATATTTTTGGGTTTCCTGTATTTTATTTCCTCACAGCTGAAATAGATTATTAATTATGAAACTAATACAAATATTAAAAGAAATTGGACTTAATACGCAAGGAGAAAGTACATTATCACTTGGAGAAGTATTCTATATTGGCGATGATTACAAAACTATTAATTATGATATAGAAAAACTTAGAGAGTATGTTATGTCTGGATTAAAATCATTCCGAGAACAATGGGATAAAGATATAGGTGATGGTTCTTGGAGAGAAGCACAATTTACTGATGAAGAATTGAAAGGGGTGGTAATGGAGTTTGATAACTTGTCCGAGAAATGGATTTCGTTTCTTGACCAAGTAGTGGAAAATTGTGTGATGGATCATGGAGAAGATTTAGAAGCATTAAAACTTCGAATAGATAAACAACATAATAAATTTCCTTCATATTTTAATGATATGTTAAATAATTATAATCAAAACGACCCACTAGATGAAATAAAACTCAATCCAGGAATTGCTAATACTATATCACTAGGTGATGTTTTTTGGGTAGGAGATGAAAGAATATTTTATGATGAGGTGAGGTTAGAAAAATACGTATTGGCCAATATAGGATTGCTAAGTAAAGTATGGGATGAAGAAAATAATGACCCTGGCTCTTGGAAAAGAGAAAAAATAACCATAGAAGATCTAAAATCTACTATAGCCAGCTTTAATGATGGTGAACCCGAGTGGTTTAAAGTTATTAATAATTTACACAATGAGTACGTTGAGGATTTCGGAGAAGATAAAAAACTATTTAAGTTAGAGGTTGATAAATTACATTTAGAATTTCCTTCATATTTTAATGATATGCTGAATGACTATATTCAAAACACCCCTCTAGATGAAATAAAACTTAATTCCCCACAACCATATTATCACAAATCTCAGTGGTTGGAAGATAGAGAAGAATGGGATGAGGAATCGGTGTATGATGAATGTAGTGCTGCATTCAACACTGGGGAAGAATGGTTATGTAATGCCAAAACTTTTTACTTCAGTTTATTATCAGATATGAAAAGTTCCTTTAATAGGGAAGAAATAAGAAGAGTAATTCATCTAGAACTATATATAAACAATCCAACAGAAAAAAATATAGATGAATTTATTGAACAACTACGAAAATTAGGTATGATAAAATGATGAAACTAACAAAAATACTAAAAAATATACTATTAGAAGGAGAAAATTATGATTATGGTGCTGTGATATTAAATATAGATAATACACCGTTTAATCATGTTTATAGCTTCATTGAAGATAGTGAACTGTATGATGGGGATGAAATGGAGAAAGGTATTGAAGATGAACCACATTGTACTTTAATATATGGTTTAACCGAACCTACGGATATAACAACCATACAGAATATAATTAAAAACTATACATTTGGGAATCTAATAATAAATAACCCATCATTATTTAAAAAGAAAGGTTATGATGTTTTAAAATTTGATGTGGTCGAAGATAATGTGAGCAATATTAATAAAAAACTACTAGAATTACCTAGTGATAATTTATATGGTGAATACCAACCTCACATAACTATAGCATACTTAAAAAAGTTTAAGGGTGAAGCCATAATAAAAAGATTAAATAAAAAAGGTTACAACTCATTTGAAACAGTACCTACTGATGTTGTTTATTCGAGTATAGACGATACAGTTACTAATATACAAATAAGAAAAGATATAATAAAATAAGTAATAATAAATGAGTAAAATTGAAGTATCTACCGTAGGGTGGAAACCGGGTAAAGAATACCCTGAATGGATGGATGATATAGCTTTAAGTATGGTATCTAAAGGGTATTTATTACCCCACGAAGATGTATTTAAAGCATTTAAAAGAGTGAGTAAAGCATCAGCTAAACGCTTAAAGAAAAGAGAATTAGCCCATTACTTTGAATTGGCTATGGTTAAAAATTGGTTATGTAGTGCATCTCCAGTTTTATCTAATATGGGAACTGAAAGGGGAATGCCTATATCATGTTTTGGTATAGATGTCGAAGATAGCATTGACGGTATTGGGGGTGCCAATTCTGAATTGATGAAATTAACATCACAAGGTGGTGGTGTAGGTATGGGTATATCCCGAATAAGAGGTAGGGGTAAAGAGATTAGAGATAATGGAGTTTCTGAAGGTGTGGTTCCGTGGGTGAAAATATATGACTCAACAATATTAGCCACCAATCAAGGTTCTGTTAGGAGAGGAGCTGCTTCTGTTAACCTAGATATTAATCACCCAGACATTGAAGAATTTTTAAATATTAGACGTCCTAAAGGAGATGTAAACCGTCAATGTCTTAATTTACATCAGTGTGTTGTTATAAATGATGAATTTATGGATAACCTAAGAGAGGGAGATGCTAAAGCAAAAAAAGTATGGGGAACAGTATTAAAAACAAGACTTGAAACCGGTGAACCTTATATAATGTTCGAGGATAATGTAAATAAACAAAGTCCAGAAGCCTATAAGAAGAATAACTTAAATGTTTCGATGACAAATATATGTTCTGAAATATCATTATATACAGATCCGCTACATTCATTTATATGCTGTTTATCTTCATTAAACCTAGCAAGATGGGACGAATGGAAAGAATACAAATTTGATAATGGAATGACATTACCCGAACTAGCTAGTTGGTTTCTGGAAGGTGTATTGCAGGAATTTATTGATAGAGCAAAAAACATAAAATATATGGATAATACAGTCCGTTCAGCTATCAAAGGTAGAGCAATTGGGATTGGTGTTTTGGGATGGCATTCATTATTACAATCAAGAAACATCCCCTTTACAGGTATCCAATCAACTGCTTTGACTAGAGTAATATTTAAATTTATCGAAGAAGAAGCTACTAAATCATCTAAAAATCAAGCATTAGAATATGGAGAGCCTGAGTGGTGTAAGGGCACTGGATTAAGACACACTCATAATATGGCAGTAGCCCCTACAGTATCAAATGCTCATATATCTGGTGGTGTGTCACCATCAATAGAACCTATACCTGCTAATGTTTATACATTAAAGACAGCTAAAGGGACGTTTATTAAGAGAAATAGAATACTTGAAAAATTATTAGACGATAAAGGATATAATGTACCTTCTGTTTGGGAACAAATATTAAAAGATAAAGGTTCAGTACTAAATTTAGCTGATTATATTTTAAGTGATGAAGAGAAAAGTATATTTTTAACTTTCAAAGAGATAAATCAATTAGAAATAGTCAGACAAAATGGGGTTAGACAAGAATTTGTGGACCAAGCCATATCTTTAAATTTATCATTTGACCCCGATGTATCTCCTCGAGAAATAAGTGAGATTCATAAAGAAGCGCATAGATTAGGTATAAAAACTTTATATTATCTTAGGACTGAAAGTGTTTTACGTGGGGATACATTACAAAGGATTTCTGAATGTGTCTCCTGTGAAGGATAGTGGTGCCCTACTCGCTTATCATTTAATTTTATAACAAAAGAAGAACCTTTTCAAAACATTTGGAAAGGTTCTTTGAATTATAAAAATTCTTTATTATATTTATATATATAAAAAAACAAAAAAACAATTAAATGATTAAACCATATTTTCTTAACATAACAAAAATCCATCTAGATGGTAATTATTCACCTGTACATTCAATAAATATGGACAATGTCAGACGAAATATTGAACAAAATAAAGAGTATATTTCCCAATATGTAAATCTTCCATTAGGAGATAGATTAGATTATTTGTTATCAATGTATGTTGATGAAGTCCAACAAACAGATGATGTTAGTCGTTATCGCAAGATAAATTTTAAAGAGTGGGTAAATGACATAAATAATTTCATATCAGTCCAATCAGATACCAAAGATAGGTTCCAAAAATTAGCAGGAATTATCCCAGAAATTAAATTACAAGAACCTGCAGATTTAGATAGTTTGTTTGATAAAGGGGTGTTTGATGATATAATGGATCCAATTAATAAAGGATTACATACTAATATAAGAAGTGAGTTTAAAAAACATAAAAATGAGGTTGTTAATGGTGTGATGGAAGGTATAGATGAAGAAGAATTGGATGAAGAAGATGAGGATTTTGATGAGGATAAAGATTTTCTAACATCTACTTTGACTATAATGATCTTTGGTAAATTATATATGCCTGCATTTTATGATTCTTTGGTAAGTAGTGGGTTTATATTAAAGGAGGATGAAGGTGGTGAGGTAGAATGGGAAGTACCAAATGATTGGATGAAAGAAGATGGATTATTATCTTCAAAAATGTTAACATCATATGGTATTATATGGGGGTATTGGTTCTCAGATTTAGATACTGATGAGAGAGAAAGTTTGGGTGATGTATTAGATGATGAAATACAAAATAGAAAATAAATTAAACACGTGCGAATGTTCCTTGGCTTGGCGAATTGGTCTCCAAAACCGATTGGGTTGGTTCGAAACCAACCGCACGTGCTGGTAACAGTAAATAATTATAATTTATGAAAAACAAAAAATCAAAACACCTTAAAGAAGGTCGTACAAAAGGTAATAAAAAACCCAATGCAGAAACAAGTAGACAGGTATTACCCCCACCACCACCAAAACCTCCATTAAGTAGAATTACAAGAGAAGGAGTAATTAATACTTGTGGGATCTGTCATTCATCTGTTATAAAAGATGGGTTTATGGGTATGATTGGAAGTTACGTATGTATTAATATAGAATGTAAAAATAGTAAAACATGGATGGTGAGATAAATGAATTAAAAAACAAAACGTTAGAGTTGAAAAACAAAGATAAACCTACTATTAACGAAGTAGAGAATATATTAACTATAGTAGAAAAATTGATCGAAAAATTAAAAGTTACATTAAATGATAATAAGTTTTAGTGGTAAAATTGGAAGTGGTAAAGATGAATGTGGTAGAATAGTTCAATTATTAACAGCAGATCCATATGATGACCCTGAGTTTTGGAAGGATGTTCTTGACCATCCCCTGTTAATGCTAGATGAGTGGAATGGGAATTTTGATTTTGGTCCATTTAAAAACAAAAAATTCGGAGGAAAATTAAAAGATTGTGTATGTTTATTATTAGGTTGCACAAGACATGATTTGGAAGATATAGAATTTAAAAACAAAGAATTAGGAGAAGGATGGTGGAAATATAAATTGCATGATGGAAGTGTATACAGATTTGTAACTAAAAATCAGTATATGGAATCAAAAAATGAAAATAAATTTATAATTAAACTTACTCCTAGACTTTTCATGCAATTATTAGGTACTGAAGCAGGGAGAGATATAATCCATCCTGATATATGGGTTAATACTCTAATGGCTGAGTATAATAAAAATACATATATACGTTACAGAGAAGATAATACTACTTTACAAAAACTTGATCCACCTAATTGGGTAATTACAGACTTAAGATTTATAAATGAGTTTGATAGAGTAGAAAAAGAAGGTATTACTATTAGAATTAATAGACATATATCCCTACGGTATCCTGAACAATGGAATTTATATAAAAATAAAGATGATTTTGATGAAAAAGATTTCCTTAGTATATTAAAGGATAAAGATTTCGAATTATATGAGGTAATAACACATAGGGGAGAATGTGAATTAGATGATTGTTTTGCCTTCGATTATATAATCCAAAATGATGTAACCAAATTACAATTATTTAATGTTATTAAACAAATATTAGAAAAAGAAAAAATAATATGAAAATATCACATGAAGTACCTTTATATCTACTAGAAGGTAGTAGGAATTTTAACGATTACCATTATTGTTTGCCCCATTTTGTAAGTAATAGTATTTACAAAGAATTTTATGTAGCTGCTTCGAATAATGAAGAATTTACCATATTGGATAATGGTTTGTTTGAGGGCACTGTAGTTAATGATGCTGAATTAATTAAACTCATAAGTGATATTAAACCTGATATTTTTATAATACCTGATGAATGGAATGAACATCTTATATCTTCGGCTAATGCCAAAAGATGGGTAAATAATCATAAAAATAGAATACCCGATAAAACTAAACTAATGGGGGTACTACAAGGTAAAACCTATGCAGAACTTTTGTTGTGTTATGATTTATATGTTATGTTAGGGATTACACATATAGCAATCAATCATTCTTCGGAAGGATTTTTGGATCTGAGTAATAAAACCCCAAATATAGCTTACAATAAGATGGTAGGAAGGAATAGATTTATGACCCTACTAGAACAAGATGATAATTTTAATCCAGATTTTTATTATCATCTATTGGGGATTAATTTAAGTCAGGAAGGTCAGTTGTTAAGTAAATATAAATGGGTTAATTCAATAGACACATCAAATCCTATAATATATGCTATAACTAAAGGTAAGTATCCACACCATTTAGGTGGGGTTATAGCAAAACCTTCAACTAAGTTAGAAGCATTTTTCTACGATCACAGACATGATATTATCCATGATAATATAATATATAACGTAAATCAATTTAAAAAATCAATTAATGGGTAAATTTACAGCAGAGAAAGTGTTTGATGGGTACACTACATGTTTTAGACAGTGGAAAGCCGTAAATACTCATTGCAGTTTCTTACATGGTTATGGTGTATCATTTAAAGTATGGTATGAAGGTGAATTAGACTCTAATAATTGGGTATTTGATTTTGGTAGGGCTAAAAGAAGTGAGATAAAAATACAAGGTAAAAATCCCAAAGAATGGTTAGATTGGTTGTTAGATCATACTACTATAATAGCTAAAGACGATCCCGAACTAGGGGTATTTTACGGATTAAACCATAAGAAAATTATACAACTAAGAGTAGTAGAAAATGTAGGTGCTGAGCGTTTTGCCGAATTTCTATATCATAAACTTAATGATTGGGTTGTAGAAGATTCTAATGGGCGTGTAAAAATAACGAAAATAGAATTTAGAGAAAATAACAAAAACAGTGCAACATATTATGGTATATAACAAAGAAGTAAACCCTCATTTCCAAGACGAATTAAAAAAAGTATTAGATAAAATATATGATAATAGTTCTAATGTTAGTTATAAAACCTTAGGTTATCTAAAAAATATAAGTAATAAAAGAACGATTATGAAATAAATTATGGGACAAATTAAACAAGTATTAGATTTTTTAGATAGAAATATTTTGGTGGGGGATCAGGTAGTATATACTACTTCCTCATCAGGGTGTTTACAATTAGGTAAAATTCTAGACACAAGACCAAATAAAGATGGTTTTGAGTATGGGGAAGTTAAAGTTATTGGCATACATAACACTAAGGCTGGTTGGACTTACTCTGATAGATGTTATAGATTATGAATGAAAAAACAAAAACGATGATAATATCCGGATTTCCAGGAATAGGTAAATCTTACCTATTTCATAACTCCTCATTAAATATATTAGATAGTGATAGTAGTAATTTTGATAAAAAATATTTCCCTGGTAATTACATAAAACACATAAAACACAATATTATGCTTTATGATGTGATATTGGTGAGTAGTCACGGTATTGTACGGGAAGCTCTTGTTGGGGAGAAAATTGAATTTCTTTTGGTTTACCCCAATATCGACATGAAGGAGGAATTTATAGAAAGATACAAACTCAGAGGAAATAATGAGGGTTTTATTAATCTGTTGGATGTTAATTGGAATGATTGGATTACACAAATGCAAAAACAAGATAGTTGTAAAAAAATTGAGTTAAGCACCGGACAGTATTTAAGTGACGTAATATAAGGATTAGCCTATATCCTAAACATACCTGGCAAAAACAATTATAGTAAAAACAATGAAAAAAGAAAATGTTGTAGTCTCACTTTCTGGTGGGATGGATTCGAGTACCTTATTATTAAAAACTCTGGTAGAGTATAACAATGTAACCGCAATTAGTTTTGATTATGGGCAAAAACATAGGATAGAATTAAACAGAGCACAAAAATTAGTAGATTATATTAATTATACCAAGATTAAAAAAGATGCCGAGGAACGTAATGTTTTATCCTATGTTCCTATTAAGTATCAAGTTATTAAATTAGATGGGTTATCAAACCTACTAGAATCAAATTTAGTAGAAGGTGGAGCAGATGTTCCTGAAGGTCATTATGAAAATGATAACATGAAAGAAACTGTTGTTCCTAACAGAAATAAAATGTTTTCATCAATAATCCAAGCTATTGCTCTATCATTAACAAATAAAACAGGTCATGGTTGTGATATAGCATTAGGAATACATGCAGGTGATCATGCCGTCTACCCAGATTGTAGACAAGAATTTAGAGACGCAGATGATCATGCTTTTAGAATGGGTAATTGGGATGCGGACGAAGTTAATTATTATACCCCATACCTTAACGGTAATAAATTAAGTATATTGAGAGACGGTCTTGAATTATGTAAGACGTTAGGATTAGATTTTGATGAGGTTTACCGTAGGACTAATACATCTTATAAACCATACCCTAGTGGTAATAGTGATTATAAATCCGCTTCTAGTGTTGAACGTATTGAAGCTTTTATAGCTTTAGGTCGACCTGATCCGGTACAGTATGAGGATGAAACAGGACCTGTGTCCTATGAAGTTGCAAGATTATCAGTAGAAAAGGTATTAATTGAAAAGTGTGAGGATGAAATTTCCTCATTATATTTGTACTAATGAAATTAAAAAAACAAATAACCTCTATAGAACATCAAATAAGTAAAATTGAAGGGGAAGTAGAAAACTTTATAACAAAACACGTTTATGGTTTTACACAACCTGAAATGAAAACATTATTACAATACTTCCCCTCATGTGATATTGCTCGATATAATGATGCTATGATAGGTAATACTGGAATGTTTATAGATGGTGAATTTATCACATACCGTGTAGATGTAATAACAGCCTTATATTGTGGTTTAGAAGACAGAAGTAGAAATTTTTTAGAATTTGATTAATGGCAAAACTAACAAAAGTAACAAGATTAGAAGTAATTAACCACCAAGATGGTATAGGAAGAGAGTACACCAAACATAATTGTGAGAGTGTAGAAATTAGCTTACAAGACGATGGTAGAACATTAAAAGTATTTATAAGTAAAAAACAAGATTTAAATGGCAGAATTCTCAAAACAATATTTAGAAAAAAATGATCAAGGTAATGTAAAACCCTCTATTGACATAGATCTTATAGGTGAAGGGTTGGTACATGATCAATGGACCTCAGCCAAATGTGATGGGTATGGTTTCATTGGTATCGCAAAGTTAAATGGTAATTTATTATTAGCTATGCCTACCGGAGGGTATGAAGAAGGTGATCCTCTAGTACAATGGTTTCCATATTCTGATATAGTAAAATAATGAACGAAATAATACATAGTATGCACCATTTACTTGGTATGTGTGGGGAATCTCACCTTAACATATTCACTTTTATATCTAGTGAATCTTCGAATTTCTTTCATATATTAAACCGAATAAAAAGTATAATAAATGGATTTTGATAAAGTAGTAATAAATCCAAAGTAGCATTTATGGTTTATCTCTACTCTTGTATATTTATCATCAAAAAATAAATGAATAAAAATACAAAAATATATGCTGTAATTAATTGTTATAATAATTATAATGATGTATATGTAGGTAAAACAATAAACAATACTAGAAAAAACGATCATAAGATAAAATATGGCTATAATATCGATTTCGTGGTGTTAGATGAAATTAGTGGAACAGATAGAAAAGATTGGAAACCATTAGAAACTTATTGGATACATCAATTCTATCAATGGGGTTTTAATGTTCAAAATAAGCAAATGATTGGGGGTTGTGGAGTGGAATTTCATTCACAAGAATCCAAAAATAAAATAAAATATTCTAAATCACAAAAGCCCCACCCACTACTAAATTTAAAAATTGATAAATATTATAAAGATATAATAAATATGTACACCATGGGGGTATGTCCCTCGAATATAGGGTTAAAATATAAATGTCATAGTGATGTTATTAAAAGGGTTTTGAAGAGTAAGGGTGTGGAGTTAAGAAGTGCATCTGATTCCCAAAAATTTAGAAGTGGGGAGAAGAGGAGAAAAGATTTATGGGGTAGTATGAATAATATATTAGACTTACATAACAAAGGTGAAAGTTATACTTATATTGGGAAATTGTATAATACCAGTGATGTTCAAATAAAATTAATGATAAATAAAAATAGATTATAATGGATTTCGATAAAATAGTACCCGTATTAGAGTTATATGGACCTGTGATACAATCAGAAGGGAGTAAGGTTGGTATACCTCACATTGTTGTTAGAACTACTGGTTGTGTTATGAGGTGTCATTTTGGTGAAGGTGGGTTTTGTGATTCATGGTACACTAGTATTCATCCCGAAAAAGGTAAATACACCATGAATGATATAGTAAAATTCATGATGAAATTTCCCGAATGTAATCATTTGATGTTGACCGGTGGTTCTCCTACTATGCACCCCCAACTATGTGATACGATTGTCCAATATTTTAAGAACTTCCATAGAATTACTGATGATAATGGAACTATTATTCGTGAGGGGGTTGTAACCTTAGAAACTGAGGGTTCTCATATTATGGTGACTACATTTCCTATTGATTTGATATCACTTTCACCTAAATTCTCCAACAGTATTCCGGTTGAAGGGATGATGACACCAATAGGTAAAAAAGTAACAGCTGGTATGGTGAGGCAACATAAAAAAAGTATGAGTAATACTAGAAATATGAGAATATTACTAGATAATCATACCGATTACCACTTTAAACCTGTTGTAAACCCTACAGAAATGCCAGAGGTATGGGATGAAGTACTTGAAATGATTGAGGAGTTAAACATTCCCAAACATAAAGTATGGATAATGCCTCCTGGAGATACTAAAGAAGAATTAATTAGGATATATCCTATGTTAATGGAATTCTGTGCAGAAAATGGATATAATTTTACAGGTAGAGATCACATTATTGCCTTTGGTGATAAAAGAGAAGTATGATGATAAAAGATATATTGATGTGGGTAAGAATGTGGGTACTATCTTTTTGGGTATAATATGATAGAAAATTCAATGATGCCATTTACTAGATTTGAGACTAAATTGAAAAAACTAGGTATAAATATAACGTGTTGTAGTAATTACCCATGGGTGTATTTATTAACAGTAAATGGAGAAAAAGTAACAGAAAAATTCCATTCAAAGCACAATTTTACATTAGGTTACTATCCTATAAAAACAACAGAAAAATTTAAATTTTCAAATATCGATCAAATTTTTAAAACAATAAGAAAATATGTTTATAATAATTAATAATATTCTTACTTACATAAAATTAATCAGGGGTTTCATACGATTATGGATATTCAGTTTCTGCCCCCAATGTAATAGCTCTGCACCTGAATTATATGATTGTAAGGTGTGTGAGTGGCCTCCTCCATATTCATTTTATGGAGATAAATCACTAAAATCAAAAGCTTGGGGAAAATATATAAAATAGAACAAAACAAAAAAATGAAATTAAATAAAAATACACAATTTAAATTTATCTTAAGACTGAATGAGGGGAGTTGGGGTAGTATGAGAAAAGGTGATACTACTGAAGCTACTATAAATTTATTAGATGATTATAATGGGTTAGCCCGATTCCCTATTGATAAAAGATGGGACATAATGCACTGCGAACTTGTAATTGATGAGGAATCAATGTATGGGGATGAGGAAGTAAGTTGTGTGGAAGAAAAGCCATGTTGTAACGATGAGCAAGTAGATGAGTTAGTAGAAGAAAAATTATGTGATGAAGACATATATGATAACATTTTGGGTCGTGAAGAAATAGAAAAACAAGAAGAAGATATTCTGGATATTTTTAAGCAGAATTTTTTCATCAGACAAATTTTGTCATGATCTACAAAATTAGATTGATAATTCTTTTAATTTAAGGTTTCTTTCGTATATTTATGGTAGTAAAAAATAGAATAAAATGTCTAATAATAGAAAATGTAATTTTAGTATAATTTGTAGTGTGAGCTATTCGAGCTTATCACCGCAGCATAATTATCCTAATATATATACAGAGACTTAAGACAATCAAAATACATAATGTTTGTTGGTAAATTTAGGTCTCATTTGAGACCTATTTTTCTGTCTAAAAGGTAGTTTTAATAAAAGTTTCTTATTATATTTAGTAATAAGAGTATAGTTAATTGACGTATTAGAAATTTGTAATAGAGGGCTGGCAGAACTGGCACAATTGCACTAGTCTTGAAAACTAGAGACCGGTAAACGGTTTATGGGTTCGAATCCCATGCCCTCTTCAATAATGCCTTGTAGTGTAACGGCAGCACGCGTGGATTTGGCCCTCGCAGCATGGGTTCGAATCCCGTCAAGGTATCTAAGTAGTAGAACAACTGATAGTTCAGCTTGCTAACAGATAAATTAAATTATAAGTCTGGTAAACAGGTTCAAAGTAGTTGAGAGAGGTTTAATATCAATAGTACGTAAATTCAACTTTGTGGTGTAGGTTTGAGTCCTACCTACTTAAAACATTAATTAAAAACAATTATGGCATTAGATTTAGAAGTACTAAGAAAAAAACTAGATGATGCTTTAGTATCAGAAACAAAAGAGAGTTTTGAAAAATGGTTCGAAAAAACTAGAATTGAAACTACTGAAAAAGATGTATTGAACCGTAACTACCATTTTCATATAGATGGTAATAAGTTAATTATCCAAAATTATTCTTATATGGATAGTGGGTGGTATGTAGAAGTAGATAGAAAAAAAGTATCGTTATATGAAGTATGGGAGGGTAATAAACCTCAAAAATACGGTGATTACGATACCATTTTAGAAGCTTTAAAAGATACGGTTAATTTAAGTTAAGTTATGAATAGTTTACTAAACTTCTATTGAAAATAAAAAGTTTAAAATTCGGAATGTAGAGGAGTCAGGTTTATCTCGTCTGCTTTGGGAGCAGAAGCACGTGGGTTCAAATCCCGCCATTCCGACCAAAAAATGCCTTCGTAACTCAGTTGGTTTCAGAGTACCGTGCTTTTAACACGGGAGTCGGGAGTTCGAATCTCTCCGGGGGCACTAAAGTAGTATACGTTATGAGTCAAACAAACTTCACAGTAAATGAGATTAAAGAGTTAAAATGCTCCCATAGCTCAGTTGGTATAGAGCGCTGATTTTACACGTCAGAGGTCACAGATTCGAATTCTGTTGGGAGTACGAGGCGGAACGAAAACCGAAAGAAAGAAACAGGAAAAACTTCGTGAGTTGTGTATCTCATTAAAAATCCACAAATGCCAGAGTTAAGCAGGTGGTGTGCTTAGTAGACTGTAAATCTATACTCATTGTGAGATTGGGGGTTCGATTCCCTTCTCTGGTACTAAAACATATACAAAACGGGATAGATTCTTCGGAGAAACCAGATCTGTAAAATCTCACCTAGTAGGTTCGATGCCTGCCTATCCCACTAAATTCCTCTCTCATATAATGGTAATTATTCCTAACTGTTAATTAGGCTATCGTGGTTCGAGTCCACGGAGGGGAGCAATTAAACAGACATATAGCTCAGTTGGTTAGAGCACCTGGCTGATAACCAGGTTGTCGTGGGTTCAATTCCCCCTATGTCTACAAAAATCATGGATATAACTATATAACGACAATACTAGTTATTGGATTATTCGAATATATTTATTGTTGTAATAAGTTAAAAAATTTAAAAGTTTCTTATTATATTTAATTAATTAGTAAAAAATAAAAAAATAGTAATGAGAAGACATATGTTAAAACATAAAACATTTTATTTATCTACACTTGTAACAATAGTGTTAGGTGTAGTAGCCAGAGGTGAGGTTTGGATTTGGCTAATGTAAATATAAATCGACCCTTAGCTCAGTTGGTAGTAGCATCTCACTCATAATGAGAAGGTCACGAGTTCGATTCTCGTAGGGTCAACTAAAAGTAATGTATTAATTATATGTCCGAAAGTTTAGAAAATAAAGTACCTATACCTAGTATTCCCAAAGATGTCTTAGTTTTTGCCGAATGGGTCGATATTAACTGTATACGCGCTTGGAAACATGAGTGGACGTATAAAGGTGATAACTATAGTAAAAGGTATAGTACACAGGAAATATACAGTATATGGTTGGTAGTGAGGAGATAACTAAAAAGTATAGTATGGAGGAAGTAATAATATACAGGTTTCAATTAGAATCAATACGAGATGCCTTGCAACTCACCAAGAGAATAATGGTAGAAAGAGAAAAAAATACCGGAGAAAGTTGTTTTGACAGGGATGTTAAACAGTCATTGATCTGGTCAGAAAATGCATTGAACGGGAAAAAAGATGAAATAGTAGGAAGGTTTAATAAATAGTCTTATATATAATGAAAAAGATAATACTAAGTATAGTTTATCCTATCTGGTTTTTCTTCGCCAAAACCTGGTTGGGAGGTCTAGTAATGATACCTATAGTTATTATGCCTGTACCTACAGTAGTAAGTGTAGTATGTCCTGAGTCGATACCTACCAGTAAAGAGGCAGCTGAAGGACTAGGTTATATAGTAACTCTAGTAGCATTTATATGTGCTATACCTGTAGCAGGTCTTTTGATGGATTTATCAGATAGGATGGAAGATGAGTATAAAAAACTAAATTATAGAACTAGGACAAGTTTTTAATTAAAATATGAAAAAGAATTAGAATAAAGAGGGTTACCTAAGCGGTCGAAAGGAACAGTTTGCTAAACTGTAGTTGAGAAATTGGCTCATGGGTTCGAATCCCATACCCTCTTCTTAAGATGTTACGTATAGCTTAATCGGATAAAAGCGCCTGATTGTGGTTCAGGCAGATGCGAGTTCGAATCTCGTTACGTACCAAAAATAACCTCGTAACAAAGGTTCCTTCTGTTAGGAGAAGTTTAGGATGTTACGAAATGCCGGCATGGTGGAATGGCAGTCACGATAGGTTTAAGCCCTATTGATCAGTAATGGTCGTCCGAGTTCGAGTCTCGGTGTCGGTACTAAATAGTAAAAATATCTTTATAGTTCAATGGATAGAACACTTAACTACGGATTAAGAGATGTGGGTTCGAATCCTACTAAGGATACGGAAAATATATATTTATTGGTATGAATAAAAAAAGAATGCAGGAACTGGCAGGTATTAAAGAAATTGATACTATAGATTCTAATGGTGATATTATATATGATATAACTGATGAATATGCAGAGTGGGATTTTAGTGAGATAGAAACACTTAAAGTGACATATCGTGGGGAAGATGAAGAAGTAGATGATGGACTTTGGAATGATGATTCACATAGTATAGAAATAGAGATTAGTGATATAAAAGATGTATATAACAACCCTACACTAAAACCTCACAAACTTAAGGTTTATGATGGTTATGTAATAATAGACAAGAGGCTTGCATATACCATCCTAGATTCACATTATGGTAATTATCCAGATGATGAACCTTCATTGAATGAAATAAAATTAAATGAATCAATTATAAATTGTGATTAATAAACATGCCTGCGTAGCTCAACTGGACAGAGCGTTGCACTTCTAATGCAAAGGTTTTGGGTTCGACTCCCAGCGCGGGTACTAATGAGATACAGCTTTTAGCGAAGCGATGGTAGTTCGGGGAGGATGGTGTTGCGTCACTCGGCATGGTCGATCGGTTATACAAGAGTAAGCACACCTGAGTATAAACTGTATCTCATTTTTAACTGGTAATGTAGCTCAGAGCGTAGAGCACTGGATTGAAGTCCCAGGTGTCGGCGGTTCAATCCCGCCCTTTACCACTAGAATTTTTTATATATTTAATATATACTATTTATTATGGTATAACAATGTTATATTTATGCAAGGACATTAATATAATATTAGAATGAACAGTATGAATTGGGATTTAATAATAACAGGACTAGGATCTGCATTAGCTGCTATATTGGCTTCATTTCTTGTTTTTAAGGGAAATGAAAGAAAACAACACAGTAGCGAATTCCAGGAATTGATGGATCGGTACAAGTTGATGGTAGATAAATTAGAAGCAAAGGTAGATTCTTTAAGTGCTGAAATGGAAGAAGTTAGAAAAGAAAAAGTAGAACAAAATCTATTAATTCTAAACTTAAAAAATCAATTATTAATATTTGAGAGTTCCCATGTAGATATACCTTTACCAATGTGGATGAAAGATGTAAATGGAAAAATGATATTTGTAAATAGTTTCTATGAAGACCAATTATTAATACCTAGAGGTTACAATACTCGAGATTATATAGGTTTTACTGATCATGCCGTATGGCCTAAAGAAACCGCAGATCAATATTCAACTAATGATAAAAGAGTCCTTAAAACTAAAAGATCTCATAGAACCATAGAAAGTTTTGAAGAATCAGATGGTGTGTTATTATTTATGGATGTACTTAAATATCCTAGAATGCTGAATAGAAACGTAATAGGGGTTAGTGGAATTATATTAAGAACATCATATAATAAGATAGATTTAAATATAGATTTAAAGATAAATTAAGTTTCCATATTATATTTAGTTATTAAAGTTAGTTATGAGAGTTTATAAAAATGTAGGTGGAGAAGTTATATCAGTGGTTGATTATACCACCGATATTGTTAAAAAACACCCAAATGTAGAAATTCACATAGGTACAGACTCACAAAATATTAGAGTAAGTAAAAATAGGGAGGAAAGAAAACAAACTAGGGGGAGAAAGAAAAAAGTATCTAAATATGCTATAGTAATAGCTTTCAGATATAGTACTAGGGGAGTACATTATATTTATACTACCGATTCATTTCCTAGGATAAAAGATAGATATGCTCGATTATATAAAGAAGCTGTTTTAACAATAGAGGAAGCTGAATGGTTTTCTAATAAAATGCCATCAATAAAAACTCAACTAGATTTTGATTTTAACGAAGATGAAAAATACTTTTCACAAAGATTAGTTGATATTTCTAAAGGTTGGGCCACTGGATTGGGATACGAAGTTAATATGAAACCAAATAATCAAATTGCGACTAAAGCAGCAGATAAACACTGTAAATAATGAGAATAGAAACTAATGAGTCAGGTGATATAAATTTAACTGAAGTTTATAATCCCGTTTTACTCACAACTAATAGTGGGGAAAAATTGATGGTGGTAATGAGAGATTCTGGATTCGAAGTGTGTTATAATGATCAATACTTTTCATTGAATGAAAATAAAATAAGAAGATTAAGATTCACGTCCGTGTGACTCGATTGGATAGGTGGATGGCTGCAAACCATCATGAAGCAGGTTCGATTCCTGCCGCGGACTCTAAATTAAATAACAGTTATGAGAAGTATAGTAGAAGAATTATTTGGGAATAAAGGTAAGATGTTATCACTGTCAAAAAACACTTACCGTAGTAATTACCCTCAAGATTTGATAGTATTTAATGGTAACATCTGTACATCAGAAAAGAAACTATGGTATGGGGATTTAAATATAACCAAATCATTTGAACTATTAGGAAAATTATCAGAACACCTTGGTGAAACTATATATGTACTACGTGAAATGGACGCTAGATTTGAAAATGAAAATAATCCATTGATCGATAAATTTGTTTTAAAGATGGAGGTTGATGGTAGGAGTAAAGTAAACTCTTAGATAAAATAAATTATAAATATTTTTTAGTTTAAAGTTTCGTTTATATATTTATATATAGTAAAATTAGCCCGATTGGTGGAATTGGCAGACACGCTCGGTTTAGGACCGAGATGTTACGAGTTCGAGTCTCGTATTGGGTACAAGAAAGTAGTATAGTATATGCGCAAAAGGTCGCAAGTCGGGAAAAGGGATAGAACTGAAACCGCTTAATGAAAATTAAGGACAGGAAAACGTACGAGAGCCCGATGTTTTGACCCTATCCAGCCTCTAAAAACTAGACTACTATCTTAATTGCCTCCATAGCTCAGTAGGTCAGAGCGTTTCATTTGTAATGAAGTTGTCGTCGGTTCGATTCCGGCTGGAGGCTCTAGAGTATTGGTGATGTAGCGTAAGAGTTAAGAACAAGGTTACGCAGTGCCCTTAAACTGTTCACAAAATACACTAATAAGCGGGTGTAGCTCAGAGGCAGAGCGCTAGTTTTCCAAACTGGAAGTCGAGATTTCAAAACTCTCCATCCGCTCAATTTGTTCGGTTCGTCTAGTGGCTTAGGATAACTGTCTTTCCAACAGTTGACACGGGTTCGATTCCCGTACCGAATACAAAAAAATTAGGATTTCAATAGTTTCTTTAGTATATTAGATTAATGAAAAAAATTGATGTTTTAAATATTAATTTTATAATGGGGTTGTAGCTAAATTGGCTTAGCACCTGCTTTGCAAGCAGAAGTATATGGGTTCAAGTCCCATCTTCTCCACTTTTGTAGTATGGTCTGGTAGCTCAGATGTGTAGAGCAGCGGCTTTTAACCCCGTTGGTCGTGGGTTCGAGTCCCACACAGACCACTAAAATAAATTTTTTAACCATAAACATATAATATAATGAAAAAAGGATAAAGTAATGAATTCATAACAATAATAACTAGGAAAGATCTTCAACCTGGATATAAAGTTGTTCAAAGTGCACACTCAATAGCAAATTTTGCAGTTGAATACCGAGAGCAATTTGATATTTGGCAATCAGAATCAAATTATTTATGTTGTTTAGAATTGGAGGAATTTAAATTTGATAGTTTATTTAGTAAATTAGACGAGTTAAAGATTAAATACAGTAAATTTAGAGAACCTGATGTAGGTAATCAAGTCACAGCAATAACTGTGGCTCCAATATCACGAGATTTACATAAACAAATTTTTAAAAAATACAAATTAACACTATCATGAATGTATCAGATTTAAAAGAACGCATCAAGAGTTTAGCAAAAAAGCAAAACGAAATGAAAAACCAAAGAAAGACAGTAAATTTTTTTGGAATTAGAAGTACAAACCCTAATGAAGCATTTTATTTGGTTTGGTATAATAGGAATGAGTTAAGACATTTATATGAAGCTTATTCTATGTTACGTGGAAAGGAAAGACAAACATTTAAGAATGTTTCAGTTAAAGAAGATACAATAAATCAGTTAATTGAAAAATATAGTTCTTAATGGCATTGGTTCTATAGTCAAATGGCAACGATACCTGACTGTCTATCAGGGGGTGGGGGTTCGATTCCCCCTAGAACCGCACTTTAAAATAATATCGCGGGGTGGAGAAGTGGTTATCTCACCTGTCTCATAAGCACGGAGTCCCTTATAAGGTTTAACGCTGGTTCGAATCCAGTCCCCGCTACTAAATTAAATAAATAAGTGTTATACCAGGAGGAAAAGTAATTTGGGTAGAGTAGGAAGGTGATTTTATTAAAAGTAGTAAGGGGTGGACATAAATGTTAGGTAAGCATTAGACGGTACACAGGAAGTAACCTGAATAAAGACTTTGGTCTCTAAAACCAAAAACACTTACAACTATTACCATTCATCTCAAGTATGAAACCAGATAAGGAGGAAATTTTTAATTTCCTCTTTTCTTATGTATATTAAAATAAAGAAGATATTCATGGTTGAAAAAATATTAAATATAGTTAAATTTGTATCTGAATTACCTCGGGAGTATTACACCATAAGTTTATATGATGATGGTAAAGATATTTATGGTATAGATTTATTACATAATATTGTGTATTACACCTGCTCACAACCATTAGAGTGTGGTTGTTGTAGTCATATTGAACGAGCACAATGTTATTTTGATGATGTTCTTGATTCAATTCAATACGAAATTATAGTAGAATTATATAACAATTATAACAATTATAAAAATTAAGTTACAATATGTTTGGAATAGATATACCAACAATAGAAGATATAGTAAATTTTGTCAAAATTCAAATGACAACAAATCAATGGTTCCAAACCGTTGGTTTCTTTGGAGTTTTAGCGGCAGTATGGCAGTATGCCAGAGCATGGCCTTCATATATATGGACCCGAATAAGAAGGAAAATAGTATTTACAGCACATATAGAGCAATATAGTGAGTTTTTTAAATACATGGAGAGGTATATTGATGATCACTACAAAAAATCATATAGGAATGTAGAGGTGTTAATTAAAAGACAACCAGCTCAAGAAGTATTTATTATAGGTTCAGATAATAACGAGAAAAATAAAAAAAGTTTAGTATATAAACATTTCCAAGATTTGTTTTTTATACCCATTGGTCTTACTATTCTTAAAATTAGTAAAGATAGAGATAAACTAGAAAACGCTCACCATATAGATACTACTTTTATAAATAGTTACACTATAACTGGATTATTTGCTCAGAAATCAATAGATGCATTATTAAAGAAAATATATGATTATAATATTGATTTAGAAGAACAGGAAGAAAATAGAACAAGAATCCACATTCATAATAAAGATTATTGGGAACCTATAAATAATATTGTCCCTAAAAATTTAAATAATATAATACTAGAAGGTAAACAAGAATTATTAGATGATCTTGACGCATTTCATAGTAATAAAAAATGGTATACGGATCGAGCAATTAAGTATAGTAGAGGTTACCTATTTGATGGTGAACCTGGTAATGGGAAGACATCATTAGCATTAGCAATAGCCAAACATTACAATAAAGATATATTCATACTGAATCTGAATCAAGTAAATAATAGTGAATTGATATCATTATTTTCAGAAATAAATAGAGATTCATTACTATTAATAGAAGATATTGATGTTTTCTTCCAGCATGATAATACTCGAAAGTTAAGTAAGGGAGAATTAGATTTCTCAACATTACTTAATTGTCTTGATGGGGTATTTAGCGCCGATGATATTGTAACCATATTTACAACAAATCATAAAGAGGCATTAGATAGTGCATTAACTAGGAGTGGGAGAATTGATTACCATAAAACTATAAATAACCCTAAATGTAAAGAGGTATCAGAGTACTTATCTATATTTTACGATACTGATATTAAAGTGAAAGTGGATAATAAAAAATATTGTATGTCTGATATACAGAATTTTTGTTTATCGTTTAAAGAAAATCCGGATGCAGTTATTAGTATAATCAATAAACAATAGCTTTCTTTCGTATATTATAATAATTAAAAAATAAATAAATAAATATATATTGGAAAATAGAAGAAAAGAAACAGACCCTAGATCCTTAGAAATTTCATCTAATGGGAACTCGAACGGGCTATCTAATATCCCTACACAAACTCAATCTCAAAAAGATAAGATGATTAAGAAAGCATCAAAGAAATTTGGTGAATTTTTAACTGAGTTGGGAGTAGATTGGGAAAGCGATCCTAATAGTGCTGAAACACCCCAACGTGTGGCCAAAAAATATGTAAATGATTTATGGGCTGGGAGGTATGAATCACCACCTACTATTACAAGTTTCCCAAGTGATGGATACACAGGTATGGTTTTAGAGGCAAATATACCTTTAACTAGTATGTGTTCACATCATCATGAATCTATATTAGGGGTGGCTCATGTAGCTTATATACCTGGGGGTGACAATAGGGTTATTGGGTTATCTAAAATTAATAGGTTGGTTGAGTATTTTGGAAGAAGAGGAGCCATTCAAGAGCAGTTAACTATGGCTATACATAATGCTATGGATATCGTGTGTGAAGGTAATATAGGAGTAGCTGTTAGTGTTGTTGCTAAACATCAATGTGTATCTTGTAGAGGAACTAAACATCAAGGTGCTTCTATGGTAACCAATCATATAACTGGGGTTTTTAAAGAAATAGCAGAAGTAAGAAAAGAGTATTTTGATTCTATTATGATGTCTGAAAATTTAAAATAGATGAAATATAAAACAAAATATGATTGGGATTGGATTGAAAGTGCTTGTGCATTATTAGCTAAATCTGCTTTGGCAAATGATATTAAATTTATATCGGGGATACCAAGAGGAGGACTTATTCCGGCCGTTATAGTTTCTCATAAAACCGGTATTCCATACCACCCCTTTGGAGAATTAAAGTCTCTTACTGATATTGAGGGTGTAGAAAAGCATAATATACTTGTGATAGATGACATAGTAGATAGCGGAAGGACTATGAGTAAACTTGATAAAGAATATATAACGGCAAGTTTGGTATATGTAGAAAACAAATTGTTTACCCCTTATATTTATTATTTCACTAAATATAGCAAGGATTGGGTTCAATTCCCGTGGGAGATCGATAGTTCAGAAACAATTCAAGATTATTTAAATAAAATAGATAAAATAAAAAATGGATAATAATAGTAAATTAAGAATTTTAAGAGACATAAAACAGAATAAATATGTACCATTTGTCACTGAAGTGGAGAAGTTTAATAATAGTATGGGTAAACCAAATAACAATACCCCGAACATCCCTAACATAAAAGCTTGGGAATTTGTTTATAATTTTATTATAGAGGAAAATAATGAATACAAAGAGGCCTGTATTGATAAAGATATTGTGGGTGTTTTAGATGCATTATGTGATATTATATACGTGGGTGTTGGTAATTTAGCTATGTTGCACGGCCTTAAAGATAAATTAATACCGGCATACGCCGAAGTTCAAGCATCTAATATGTCTAAATCATGCACTACAGAAGAAGAAGCCGCAGAAACTGTTAAAGAAAGGAGTGAAGAATTGCAAGTTGATTGTCATTACGAAAAGGTGGGAATGCACTGGGTAGTTTATAGGAGTAGTGACAAAAAAGTGATGAAAAGTATAAAATACTTTGCACCAAACTTGAAACAATTTTTCACACAACAAGAATTAGATAATATAAAATAATTTATTACTGTTATATACACATGAATAATAATAAAAACACAATATTCGTACAAATAGCATCCTATAGAGATCCTGAATTATATAATACATTGACTGATCTGTTGGAAAAAGCAAAATACCCCAATAACCTGCATGTATGTGTCGCCAATCAATTTGGTAGGGAAGATTCTGATGGTGATTTAGATGTTTTTCGCAAGATGAAAAATTTCCTTATCATGGATATACCCTGCAGCCAGTCAAAAGGAGCTTGTTGGGCAAGAAACACGATCCAACAAGAATATGATGGTCAAAAATATACATTACAGTTAGATTCCCATCATCGATTTGTTGAAGATTGGGATGTTAAATGTATAAAAATGATTAAGGATTTACAAAAAGAGGGGAGTGAAAAACCACTATTAACTTCATACTTACCATCATATGATCCTGAAAATGATCCGAAAGGGAGGGTAATGGAACCTTGGTGGATGCAATTTGATAGATTTATACCTGAAGGTGCGGTATTCTTCCTACCAGCAAATATACCAGTCGAGAATAGAAATAAACCAATTCCCGCCAGGTTTTACTCTGCTCATTTTTGTTTTACATTAGGACAGTTTGCCATAGAGGTACAACATGACCCTGAATTCTACTTTCATGGTGAAGAAATAAGTATAGCAGTTAGAGCTTACACTCATGGGTATGATTTATATCACCCTCATCAGATTATAGCATGGCATGAGTATACTAGGAAAGGTAGAACTAAGCAGTGGGATGATGATAAAGATTGGGGGAAGAAAAATACATTATCACATAAAAGGAATAGAATGTTGTTTGGGATGGATGGTGAATGTTCACCATGTGAACAAGCAACCTTAGGAAGATTTGGTTTTGGCATAAAACGAACATTAGATGATTATGAGAGGTATGCTGGGTTAAGATTTATGGATAGATCAGTTCAAATGTATACTGTTAACAATTATTTTGCCCCAAATCCAGTTATAGACGATTACGAAGAATACAATAATTCATTTATCAATTTATTCAAACATTGTATAGATGTAGGGTTTGCTCAAGTCCCTAAAAATGATTATACATTTTGGGCAGTAATATTTGAGGATAAAGATGGTAATTCATTATATAGAGAAGATGCAGATGAAGTAGAAATTAGAAAGGTAAAAAATGATCCTGATGGGTATTGTAAAATATGGAGGACATTTAATACAGATATTAAACCACATAAATGGATAGTTTGGCCTTTCTCAGCTGAAAATGGTTGGGAAGACCAAATAACCGGATTATTATAATATGAGAGGTAACACAGTATTTGTAACATGCATATATAATAATTTATATGGTACTGAACTTGGAGGTAGAAATAATAGACAACATCATTATTTTCACTCACTGAACAATATTATAAAGAAGACCCCAAATTCAGATTTTATAATATATACCTCACCTGATGAGTATGAGGATATAAAATTATCATTCCCTTATAATAATTGTAAAATTCAACAGTATGATCTGAATAATAATTATTTCCAAAAAGAGTTTGATAAATACAAAGACAGAAAATCGGCACAGACATCAGATAGATGCTTTGAAATACAATATTCTAAATTCTACTGGATGTATCTCGCCCTATATGATGAAAACATATATAAAAATATATATTGGATAGATGCGGGATTAAGCTATTCTGGATTAATACCTGATAAATATCTAGAATGTAAAGGTTTAAGTTGGGGGGGTGATGATTACTACAAATCAGAATTATTTAACGATAAATTTACTTCCAATTTAAATAAATTTACAAAGTCAAAAATCCTATTTATTGCAAAAGAAAATATGAAAAATTTCTGGAGTCAGGAAATGGTAGAATATATGGATTATGATCAACAACACCATATTATTGGTGGATTATTTGGTGGGAGGAGATCGAAAGTATTAAGTATGACTGCAGGTTTGATACCTCTTATTAAAGCAAAGATTAATGAGGAGAAAACCATACAATGGAGTGAAGAGCAATTCATGACATTGTATTATTATCTTAACAAATCTAGAGCAAGAATAAAAACATTTGATACTTGGTGGCATGAAAATAATTATGCTAATGCAGAAGAGATACCTTCTGATATATACTTTAGTGATAAAAAAAGTTTCTATAATATATTAGAAGAATTACAGTAAAATAATATGAGTAAAACAACAATAGTAACCTCTTTATATGATTTAAATAGAGGTGATTTAGATAATAATTTTAAACGCTCATTCGATGATTATGTAAATAATTTTAAAAAATTACTACTAGGTGATTATAATTTATATATATATTTGGATCAAAAACTAGCAGATGAATTATCATTAATATTAACAAGTCCTAATATCTATCTGAAGATAATGGAGTTAGATGAATTGAAAGAATGGTTTGGGTTTTACAATGATGTTAATGAAATTAGAAAGAAAAATGATTGGAGATCACAGGCCGATTGGTTAAAAGATTCACCCCAAGCTAATTTAGATATGTACAATCCATTAGTTATGTCTAAAATGTTTATGTTGAATGATGCTAGTATATATAATCCTCACCAATCTGAATATTTTTATTGGATAGATGCGGGTATAAGTAATACTGTTCATCCCGGTTATTTCTATCACGATAAGGTATTTGGTAACTTAGAAAGTTATATTAAAAGTATAGACAATAAATTTACTTTTATATCATATCCTTATGAAAACGATGTTGAAATTCATGGTTTCGAAAGAAAAGGTATGAATATATTCTGCCAATCAGACGATATAAATTATGTGTGTAGAGGAGGGTTTTTTGGTGGTAGGAAAAAAGAAATTAATGAATTAAATAGTCTGTATTGGAGTTTATTAAGTGATACTTTAGATAAAGGATATATGGGTACTGAGGAAAGTATATTTACCATAATGTCTTATTTATCACCCCATAACATACATAGATTTGAAATAAGTGGGGATGGTTTGGTTTGGCCCTTCTTCGAGTATATTAAAGATAAAGAATGGGAAGATGTAAAAGTTGAGCATCCGTATTTGTATATATTAACTTATAATTCTCCAAATCAACTTCAAACATTACTTAATAGTTGTATTGATTATGATCCTCAATTAATGGATATGAACTTGGTATTAATCAATAATTCAACAGATAGAAGTTTAGATGATAAATATAATGACATATGCGTAGCTTATGGTATCGAAGAAATAAAATACGATAATATTGGGATATGTGGTGGACGGCAAGCAGTAGCCGAACATTTCAATAATACAGGATCTGATTTTTATTTGTTTTTTGAGGATGACATGAATTTTTACATAGAAAAGCCACCAAAACCATGTAAACTCGGGTTTAATAGATCGACACCTAATATTTTAAATCGCATATTAGAGATAATGATCAAAGAAAAATATGACTTTATTAAATTATCATTTACCGAATTTTTTGGTGATAACTCGGTTCAATGGGCCTGGTATAACATACCTCAAGAAGTAAGAGATAAATATTTTCCTAATCAAAATAAATTACCTGAACATGGTTTGTCTCCAAATCCTCCATTAGTAGAATTTGATAATATTAATTTTATACATGATTTGGGGTATGTGAGTGGAGATGTTTACTATGATAATTGGCCTGCTATGTTTTCGAGAGAGGGGAACAGAAAAGTATTTTTAGAAACAAAGTGGGCACATCCATTCGAACAAACATGGATGTCTTATGTATTTCAGAAACAACAAGAAGGTGAAATAAATTCAGCAGTATTATTATTATCACCAATAGAACATGATAGATTTGAACACTATCCTGCAGATGAAAGAAGAGAAAATTAAATTATAAAATTAAATTAATGTACCAGGCAATATACACCAATTCTTACCAAAAAACAGGTATAAATAGTTATGTTAGAGATGATAAAAGAGGGTGGTTAACATTCCAGTATAAACCTTCTATTTATAAAGTAACACCTAAGGGTGAATTCAATACATTAGATGGTAAAAAAGTTGATAGAGTTGATAGTCAAGTATATAAATGGGATAAAAATAAAAACCCACATGATTATTATGAAATAGATATACCTTGGGACACTAGAGTATTAGTTGAAGGCTATCTAGATCAAGATGAAGCACCTTCATTCCATAATATAATGTTCTTTGATATTGAAACAGAAATATTAGAGTCTTTAGATTTTGATAGTATAAGAAATGCTGATAAACCAATAACATCAATAGCATTGTATGATGTCAATGCTAAAGAATATATTTGCTATGTGTTAGATAGTGAAGAAATAATGGTAAATAGAAATTTAGATGGTAAAAAAATTATTAGAGCGAACAATGAGCAAAAGATGCTCGAGATGTTTTTAGAAAAATGGGTAGAAATAGACCCAACTATAACATCTGGATGGAATAGTTATTTTTTTGATATCCCATACTTATATTACAGAATGAAACGTGTTCTCGGAGAAAAACAAGCATCACGTTTATCACCTATAGGTATTATAAAAGAACAATATAGAGAAGGCTCTGAATTAATAATTGGTGGTGTTAATCATTTGGATTATATGTTGTTATTCAAGAAATATATAACAAAACAAGAACCATCATATGCGTTAAATGCCATAGGTACTAAATACGTTGATTTAGGTAAATTAGAATATGAAGGTTCATTAGATAAACTTTTTAGGGATGATATAGATAAGTTTATTGATTACAATATACGAGATGTTGAAATATTAAAGGTGTTGGATGAAAAAATGCAATTTATATTATTAACAGTTAATATATGTCATTTATGTCATGTACCTTACAATAATATATACCAAGCTACTTCATTAAATGAAGGTGCTATACTAACTTACTTAAAACGAAAAAATATAGTATCTCCAAATAAACCAACTACATATAATCCTGGACTAAAGGAGTTAAATAAAAAACGTGCAGAACAACGATATAGTAACGGAGAAATAACAACAGAAGAACGAGACCGAATATTTGAGATAGCAGATTATGCTGGTGGTTATCTACTAGAACCAGTACCTGGGTTGTATGAGTGGGTATCTGATTTAGATTTTACATCATTATACCCATCTATAATTCGTAATTTAAATATGGGTATTGAGACCCTATTATTTAGGGTTAAGAATAAAGATAAATACGACAATCAATTAGGATTGGATGATTTAAAACAATACCCCCCAGATGATATAGCTACCATTGAGAAAGTAGATGAAAAGTTTAATATTGTATCATCCACAATACCATACGGTACTTTAGTAAAGTTGATCGAAGATAATAAATATATAGTATCAGCAAATGGAACTATATTTAGATCTGATAAAAATAGTGTTATAGTTGATGTATTGAATGATTGGTTCAACAAAAGAAAACATTATAAAAAACTTATGAAAGAATCTTACAAAGCGGGAGATAAGGAAAAAGGTGAGTATTATAATAGATTGCAATTCACCTATAAGATTAAGTTGAATGATGTTTATGGAGTTTTTGCTCAATCAGGTTGGAGATATACTGATGGTAATTTATTCATAAGTAAAGCGATTACATTAACCGGTCAAAGGTTAACCCAAGAAAGTATAAAATTTGTTAATAACGAAATAAATAAAGAATTAAATGAGTGATAAAGAACATTTAAAGTGGATGTATAATAAGTTATCCAAAATACACGGGGAACATATTGGGTTTGACTACATGATTAAATTTAAAAAAATTATTGATAATTATAATGTACCACAACTCATTGGTTTTGAAGAATTTTGGGTATTAGATGAAGATGGTAAATTAGATAGAATGGAAGAAGCTGATGGAAAATAAAAGATATATTATAACAAGTGATACAGATTCATTGTTCTTCGAATTGAAGGACTTGATATTGAAACAATGTCCTGATATTGATATTAATTCAAGGGAAGATGTTATACCCATAGCACTAGATATAACAGATAAATATCAGAAAAAAACTATACCATTTTTAGAGGAACTGTCTAGTTCTTTATTTAACGTACCTAATAGCTATTTTGAATTAAAACAAGAAGTGATATTAGAACGTGGTTATTTTTCAAAGAAACGTAGATATGCCCAATTTATAGTTAATAAAGAAGGCATACCAACAGAAGAATTAGATATGAAGGGGTTAGATTTAATGAAGTCTAATTTCCCTAAAATATTTAAGGATTTTGGGGAACAATTATTAATTGATGTATTATATGGTAAAACAAAATTATATGTTGATAAAAAAGTACTAGCGTTTAAATCATCTATTAAAACAATGGATTGGAAAGAACTACTCAAACCCACAGGATTAAAACATTTGGGTAAGTATATAGCATCCCCTCCCGAACCAGGTACTATATTTACTAAATTAAAAAGTAGATGTCCTATCAACACACGATCCGCTATATACTATAATGATTTAATGAAATTTCACGGTTTAAACAAAATGTATCCATTATTTAATATAGGTGATAAAATGTATATTAGTTATTTAAAAAATAATGAGTATGGTATTAAATGTATAGGATTTAATGGTTTTGATGATCCACCATTAATAAAGGAATTAATTAGTAAATATATTGACAAAGATGAATTATTTGATAGTGCATTGAAGAATAAAATTGAGGGATTGTATAGTGATTTAAGCTGGGGTGTACCTGTATGGAACGAGAGATTTAATAAATTTTTTAAATTTTAAAATTTTCTTTATTATATTTAATTATATTAAAAAAATAAAAACAAGATTATGGAATTAGAGATAGTAAATAGTGAAGATAAAAAAAGTGATGAAACTAGGTCAAATAAATCTTTAATGGAAATGGTGTATATTAAAGGTATATCAACTCAAATAGACGAAATGAAATTCCCAAGAATTTCTAATTTAAATAGTCTATTAAATCAAATAGGTTATGAAATAAAAGAAATCAAGGTAAATGAAAGTAAATAGTAACCAATTATTATCAGTAATTAATAAATGCCATCTCAATGGATTAACAACAAAATTTAAGATTAAAATCAAAGATAATGTATTATCCATTAATTTTCTCACAAATAATAATGAGATTGTTGGGGAGGTGATATGGAACGGTGTGCCATTAGATGATGCTATTTTGGGTATCGTTAATAGCGATGTTTTATTAAGTATATTAAAATCTGTAAAGGCTGATGGGTTAGTTGATATAACATACAAATCTGTAAATAATAAGATTAATAAATTAGTATTAGCATCTGATATATTTAAAGCCTCATATGTTACAGCCGATGTGCTATTAATTAAAGATTCACCTGAACCTATGGTTCCTGAAGATTATGATTTAGAGTGTGGGTTAAGTGAAGAATTTATTAATAATTATCATAGTATATCAAAAATTATAGGTTCAGGAGAAGAAGATTTATGGGTCAGTGTAAAGGATAATAATCTGACATTTGCTTTAGGAGCCGATAATGCTTATTCTAATAATATAAATATTTCATTTCCTGTTAACTGTGCTAACATACCAAAAATATTATTCCCGTCTCTGCAAGTTAGGAATATATTTAATTCTAATAGTGATTTAAACCCTCCATTACTCACATTGTATGGTGATGGGTTGTTAGTATTAAATTATCAACTAGGGGATCTAGAATCAGGAGAAGACGTAAATAGTTCCATTTCATCACTGTATTACATATTAGCTAAAGAAGTTATTAACGATTAATTTTTATTATAAAAGTTTCTTTGTATATTAAAGTATAATAAGATAATAACAAACAAACATTAAACAAAAAAAATGGATAATCAAGAAAGCAATTTACCAAAAAGAAGAGGAAGAAAAGCAGGTGATACAAAAATCATTTCTAAAATCATTGATCCTTCTTTAGCACCGTATGAAATACATATCGAAGAAAAAGGATTTAATGTAGTCGACAGTAGAAAAGGAGATAGTAATGGGTTTGTAGGTGCTTTCACTAGTGTTGAGTATGCTGTTAAGAAAATACTAGATTTTAATGTAGCTAACAAAGGTAAAACATATACTATGACCGAGTATATTAGAGAAATTAAAGAAGTAAATAAACAATTAACAAGGATAATAAATGGGGAGGAAATTAAAAGCACGGAATAATAATGTAATATGTACTACATTAGATCCGAAAAAATTTAAAAAAGTTGGTGCTATCATAGTTCCGGATATGGGGAGGGAAAAACCCATGTTCGGAGTTATAGTATCCAAAGGTGAGTTAGTGACTAATTTTAGTGTGGGGGAGGAAATATTGTTACCTAAGATAGGAACCATGAGGTTCGAATTTGAAAGTCAAGAATATTACTCTATCGAGGCCATAAATATAACAGGAGTAATAACAGAAGAAAAATGAATAAAATAAAAAAAGGGAATGACGCCCGTAAGTCAATTATTGATGGTGTAAAAATAGTTAGTGATGCTGTAGCGGCAACACTAGGACCCTCAGGTAGAAATGTTTTATATATGGATAACGGAGAGGTTAAGTCTACTAAAGACGGGGTGACTGTGGCTAAAAATATTCATGGGGTTGGCGATCCTTCCACGGATATGGGGATTAATTTAATTAAACAAGCTTCTATTAAAACATTAAACGCAGTTGGTGATGGTACTACAACTACCACATTGATTACTAAAATGTTGGTAGAAGGTGGATTTAATAATTTTGATATTAAAAATAATCCCAATGAGATAAAAAACAAACTCCAAGAACAAGCCCAAAAAGTAGATGATTATTTAGTATCAAAAACAACACCAATTAAGAATAATGCACAAATTAAAAATATAGCTACTATTTCAGCTAATGGAGATGCATTTATTGGTGAGTTGATTACTCAAGCCATTACTAATGTTGGAATAGACGGGGTAGTAAATGTAGAAATTTCAGATTCTGGAGAGACTCATTTGGAAAATGTTGAAGGTATAGTCTTAGAAGATGGATTTAAATCCATATATTTTGTTACTGACAACGAAAGTATGATGTGTAAATATAATGATCCTATAATATTATTATATAATGGGAAACTAAATTCAGTAGAATCATTATTACCATTAATGAACCATTGCTCTGAATTAGCACGACCGTTAGTAATTATAGCAGAAGATATTGAAGGCGAAGCATTATCTACAATGTTGATGAATAAAGCTAAAAATATATTACCATCAGTAGCTATTAAATTATCAGATTATGGTGATAGTAGAGCGTTGGTGATGGAAGATTTAGCGATTATGACTGGGGGGATGGTAGTAGATCCTAAAAGAGGACATGAATTATCAGATTTTGATGTCACCTGGTTAGGTAGTTCTCGAAGTATTAACATTGACAAGAAAAGTACAATAATTATTGATCCTAAGGGTGGTAAAGAAGCTATAATTGATAGGCAAAATCAATTGAAGACATTATTGGATAATTCTGCATCAGGTTATATGACTGAAAAACTACAAGAACGTATTGGAAAGTTGTGTGGGGGTATTAGTATCATACATATATGCGGTGATAGTAGGATTCAAATGAATGAAACTAAAGATAGAGTAGATGATGCATTACACGCAACAAAAGCGGCTATTGATGAAGGTATATCCGTAGGTGGTGGTATCGCTTTATTTAATGCTGCTCGTGTGATAGATATTATTGAAGAAGATTCAATTATGTATTCGGCTTTATTGTCTCCTTTTAGGCAAATACTTACTAATGCTGGTTATACAGAAACAAGCATTAACTTTTACATAGGAGAACTTACTTCCCACCCAAGCCTTGATGTGGGTGTTGATGTTATTAATGGTGGTTTGATTGATTATATGGACCGAGGTATTGTAGATCCTACTAAAGTGATAAGAACGGCATTAAAGAATGCGGTATCAATTGCTACTACAGTATTACTTACTGAATGTATCATAGTGACCGAAGAATCAGAAGCACCAAACAATCTACCAGAATTTAATTTATAATGGGACATTTACCTGAAATGGAAGGGGTGATGAAAAAGTGTTGTGGGTTATGTCCCTATAGTAGGGAGGGCACATTATTTTTACACCCGGAAAGAGCAGAAGAATTTGCTTATCAAGCTGACAACCCATATAATGATTTTGTATGTCATAAAACTGGTGTTGATTATGAAGGGAATGATTTTGATCATGATGGGGATATCGTTAGGGGTGTTAAGTCTTTAACGTGTATGGGTTTTGCCTCCATGCAACATAGTATTAACAATGGAGATAGTAGCTTTATAGTAGATATTGATGCCTTTGAAGATACTTGGGAAATGATAGAGTACCATACAGAAGCATACGATTCTAAACAATAGGTTATTTTCTCATGTATATTATTATATATTTTTAATTTAAACTAAAACAGATGAAGGAATTATGGGTCGAGAAGTATAGACCGTTTGTATTATCAGATTATGTTGGTAATACAGATATAAAAGATAAATTTAGTAAGTATATAGATGATGGGGTCATACCCCATCTTCTGCTATATGGTATACCAGGTACTGGTAAAACAACGATGGCTAAAATATTATATAAAAATATTGAATGTGACCATTTATATATAAATGCATCGGATGAGAATGGAATTAATACTATACGAGATAAGGTAAAAAATTTCGCATCATTCTCTAGCTTCAAACCACTCAAAATAATAGTGTTAGATGAGGCTGATAGGTTATCACCCGAAGCTCAAGATTCATTGAGGAATGTAATTGAAACATTTTCTCAAAAAACACGATTTATACTGACGTGTAATTACATAGATAGATTAATACCGGCATTACAATCCAGGATGCAATCATTCAAAATTGAAACTTTAGCTAAAGAAACTATATTCGCCAGGGTTGAACACATAATGGGTGAAGAAGGGATAAAATTTGAATTTAAAGATTTGGTATCTATTATAAAGATACATTATCCTGATATTAGGAAGATAACAAATACATGCCAGAAATATTCATTAAATGGGAGGTTAGATATATCTTCATTGTCCCATGGTATTGATATAAACTATATATCAACAGTAATAAAATCAACAAGTACTAAATCAAATAAGTTTATAAATATCAGAAAGTATATAGCTGAAAATAATTTGAGGGATTTTGCCTTGGTATATAATGAATTATTTAATGATATAGAAAATATATTCCCTGGTAAAGAAGCAAATGCGTGTCTTGTTATAGCTGAATACCAATTCAAAGATATTACATCTACAGATAAAGAAATCAATGTTATGGCTATGTTCAGCCAATTAATACAATTATAATTTTTTATTATAAAAGTTTCTTTTTAAATTAAGGTCTAATTAAAAATACAAAAAACAATTAAAAATTGAGTTTATGGCAGAATTAAAAAACAAAGGAACATTTGCTAGTATGCTGGTGCGTACAAATTCCAAACTAAGAACAGACAGAGGTCTTATCATAGTTGGTGCTACTGAGAAAAGTTATCGTAGAACTATTGAAGATTTGCAAGATGAGATGGACAATTTAACAATTGATCAATCTAGTATGATGGATATCAATCCTGGTAATACTCAGACTATCATAAACCCAACAGATTTTGATCATGCGGGTTATGTTAAAAGGGATTTGGAAATGGGGATTAGAATCAGAAATACCCAGATTAAATTAGAGGTAGCAAAAGAAAGATATGAAGCATTATTTACAGCACAAAAAGAAGAAGAATAATTATGGGATCAGGGGGGTATAATTTTAACAGTAGAACAGCAAGAATAGATGATTTAGGGGTGATGGACCTAAGTATCGAACAAACATTTAAAAGCAGGGAAATACATGAATCCATGAAACCTGAAAATGCTTTGTTAAGAGAGAGTAGAGACTCTGACAATCATCCTAATAGTTTTCCAATCGTTATTGGATTAGATGTTACAGCATCCATGGGAAACATACCAAAACATTTTATGGATCATGGGTTACCAAAAATAATTTCTGGTTTGATGGAGGTAGGTATACCAGACCCACAAATATTACTGTTAGGTATTGGAGATCATAAAAGTGATAAATCACCACTACAGGTAGGTCAATTTGAATCTGCTGATGAAGAGATGGATATGTGGTTAGAAAGAATATGGTTAGAAAGTGGTGGTGGTGGTAATGGTGGTGAATCATACAAACTAGCATGGTATTATGCCGCTAACCATATTGTGACTGATGCTTTTGAAAAACGTGGTCAGAAAGGTATGATTATTACTATTGGTGATGAAGCGGCTCATGATGTAATCCCAAAAAGAGAGATAGAGAGGATATTTAATGGGAAGTTGAACATTGAAGATAATGATAATTTGAAGACAACCGCAGAACATAAGTGGGATCTATTCCATATTAATGTAGCTGGTACGTACAACACTCAATACTCACAACCTTATTGGGATAAGGAGTTAGGAGAACGAGTAAAACACATCGAGGATATAAACGATATACCAATGATTATCAAGCATTTAGCTGTGGGTGTTTATGAAATCAATAACCCAGTTGTAATGCGGGGTGCTCCTGTACATCCCAACCAGGAGGATGAAGAAATTATTTTGTAATTAACTATGGGGGTGTAATTTTATACACCCCCAAAACCAAACAAACTACATGTCTAAAATAAATATAACTGTAGGCTTAGCTTATGGTGATGAGGGTAAAGGTATGGTTACTAACTCTCATTTCAATGATGGTTCTAATCATTTATCAAAAATTGGGGTTAGATTTAGTGGCGGTCATCAAGCAGGCCATAATGTTGTATTACCTAATGGTATAAAACACATCCATTCCATTTTTGCTAGTGGTGCTATTTCAGGATATGAAAGTTACCTTACAGAGCATTGTGTATTTTGCCCGTTATCTCTACAAATAGAAAGCGCGATAATAAAAAGTAAGATTGGGAAGAAACCGAAAATATCAATTCACCCATTCGCTATGTTGGTAACTCCATTTGATATTGTATTTAACAAATTTAAGGAAAAATATCATAATATTCAAACATCTTGTGGTCAAGGTATAGGTGCAACCATGGAAAGGAATATACAGTCACATTATAGTTTGAGAGCGGTAGACGTATTACACCCACACGTTTTTCTAAGGAAGTTATCTAATATTCAAAAATACTATAGTGATAAAATGGAAGAGTATGGAACCACTTTACATGAATGGATTAATGAATTTAATATGCTTGAAGAGATTGATGAATTCAAGAGCAAATATATGAACGATTGGCAACTAAGAGACTATAGTATGTTAAGCGGATATAGCCAAATAAACTTTGAAGGTAGTCAAGGATTAATGTTAGATCAGAATTTTGGTATATTTCCTGAGGTGACATATGCCAATACTACTATCAAAAACGCATTGGAAGTACTTGATCATATGCATTCAGTAGATAGTTTAAAAGTATGGAACTGTAGTAGAGCATATACGACTAGACATGGTGATGGTTACATTAATGGTCATAGAGATATTGAAGTAGGAAATGTAAGTGAAACAAACCAAGATAACGAAAATCAAGGAAAATTTAAAGTGCGACCATTAGACTATGATGTATTAAATTACGCACTCAAGGTAAATGGTACTTTACTAAAGGGATGGGTAGCTGGTCATAAAGAATTGGCTCATGGTCAATGCCCACTATTCCTGTTAGTTATAACATGCATGGATCACATTCCGATAGACACCTTTGATGAGTGTAAATTACCATCATATGTTTTAGACGATATATATTATTCTGATAATCCTCTCAGTACAATATATAGATAATATAAAAGTTTCTTTTTAGATTAAAGTGTAATAAAAAATAATAAATTTAACTAACAAAAAAAGATGAAAAACTTAACAATGTTCTTATTATTAATTATGTCATTCCAAGTGTATGCTTTTGAAAGTATGCCGAATGATACCGTAACTTTAACGACGTATAACGCCGTACCTGGACAAACTGATGACACCCCTGATATTACAGCTTCTGGGTTTAAACTCGATTTGATTAATCCATTTAAGCATAAAATAATTGCTGTAAGTAGAGATTTGCTAAAAATATATTCATATGGTGATAAAGTAAGAATCACAGGTACTAAAATATATGATGGTATTTACTATATTGAAGACACCATGGCCAAACGGTGGGTAAAGAGAATAGACATTTTAATAAATATAAATGGATATCACACAAGATTAGAACAAATAATAATTACAAAAATATGAGATTGATCAACAACAAAAAACCATTTAAAGCACATATAATCGATGTGTTCAACAACTCAGTAAAGGGTGGACATTTAGTCCACCCTAACGGGTTCAGTATTTCATTAACACCGGGAACTTTATATAGGACCTTAAAACCAGTATTAACAAATGAAACACAAAATATGGGTTGGCAGAGTGGTGTGAGGTTTGTTAAAGAAGATATAGGACCTGAAGTGATAATTCCCGCAGATGCTACTATAAAGAAACCAGACACAATAGCTGGGATAACTGATAGATTTATCTTGCCTTTTCCTTGGTATATTATATTGGGGAGATTAATACTCCTTTATAAAAACCCAACTTACAACAATGAAAAATACATTTAAATTATGAATGATTTTAATAGGTCAAAAAATAAATTCAGAATTGGCTGGCGAAAGTTTTGGAGATCAAAAGTTAAGAAAACTGAATATGAAAGAATAATAAAAAGTATTATATCAGGATATATTTCATTTGAACATTGTATAATTATTCAATCTGATAATTACATTATTAAATTAGATGATAATATAATTGTTATTGATAGATACGAAAAGAGCGTTAAAATGGCTATTAGTGATATGTATACCGAAGTCAGTATTAGTTCACATACCTTAGATGAAATTATCCATGATGTTGATAAAAGTGTTAAATTATATATGAACCAGATAATAAACACTCTTAACGACGTTAGAATATACAAATTAAAACAACAATTTTGAAATGAGTAAACCGTTAGATATATTAGATTTAAACGATTTGTATTGCGAGAATGAAACCTGCATGAACATTATATTTGAACAATTATACACATTGAAAGTAGTTCCTAAAATGCTAAGTGGTACTGGGAAAGATGAAATAATTCCCGTCCCAACATGGGAATGTTCTTCATGTGGTACTATACAACTTTCATTATTACCAAAACCTACCCCTAAAAAAGGTAAAGTAATACCTTTTCCCTCTAAAAAACAATAAATAAATGACAATATTTGATTGGTTAGATCATATATCTAATACTAAACGTAGTTGGGATTCATTTACTGAATCAGAACAGAATACTTTTAATGCATTCATGATTAATCGTTTCATAAGTATGGAACCTAACTACGTGATATTGATCAATTACATTAAAAATCTTGGGTTGTCAAATAAAAATTTATATATAACTTACATACAATTACTCCCGAAAGGTAAAAAATTTTATAAATATATAAAGCCTACTAAAAGTAAATGGAATAAAGAACAAATAATGTTTGTAGCTAACAAATTAGAATTATCTAGTAGTGATATTATATCATATCTCGAAGTAACAGACGGAAAATTATTACTAAAATCAACTCTTAATGAGTTAGGATATAATGAAAAAAATACCAAAAATACTAAAATTAATAAGGGAGTTAAAAACTCCAAGACCACATTACAGAAAAAATAAAGTATTATCATTTTCACAATTCAGTAAATATAATACATGTAAACATTCATGGGAATTACATTACGCTAAGAAATTAAGCGTATTCACTGACTCCATACATACAGTATTTGGTACGGCAATACATGAAACTGTCCAAAGTTACGTATCCACCATATATAATATAAGTGGGACATTTGCTGATAAAACAGATCTTAACCAATTGTTTTATGACAACTTAGTTAATGAATATAAAGCTAAGGTCACCAAAAATAAAGGTGTACATTTCAGTAATAATGATGAATTCTTATCCTTCTATGAGGATGGAGTCAACATAATGAATTACATTAAGAAAAATCGTAATCTTTATTTTCCTAAACGTGGTTACCATTTAGTGGGATGTGAATTCCCTGTACTCCAACTAGTAGATGGGAATAATGAAAAAATTCAATTCTACGGTAGTATAGATATTTTATTATATGATGAACGTTTAGATAGATTTATAGTAATTGATTTAAAAACATCAACACGTGGTTGGAAAGATTATGATAAGAAAGACAAGAATAAAACAGACCAATTATTATTGTATAAGATCTTTTTAGCACAACAATATAGTTTAGATGTTAATAAAGTTGATGTTGAATATGTTATATTAAAACGTAAACTAATTGAGAATTTAGACTATCCACAAAAACGTATACAATCTTTCAAACCTGTAGATGGTAAAACATCAGTAAGTAGAGTACAACGTGAATTTAAAGAATTTGTCGAATTTTGTTTTAGTGAAGATGGTAAACCATTAGATAAAACATACATGAAAGAACCAAGTGAGTGGAATTGTAGATTTTGTGAATTTGGAATGAATGAAATGTGTGATAAGAAAAATTAACGAATATATTTTTGTTATATATTTATATACGAATAAAACCGTATATAAAAATGAAAGGAAGTAAAAATACAGAATTAAAACGAACGAGCCTCATGGTTCATGAAAAAATGTTTGATGATTTTAAAACAAAATGTATTGTTGATAAATTTAATCTGCAGAAATTATCTAATAGAGCGATGCATATGTATTTAGAAAATGAAGAATTTAGAGAGTTGATAAGAAATTATAATAAGTTAATAACATCAGGTAGTTTATAAATGAAGAAAGGTTATATAGAAAAAGATAAGAGAAAGACCATACTATTAATATGTGACGATATTAGAGATACCTCAGGTGTCGCCACTATGGCTCGTGAGATAGTAATGGGAACATGTCATGTATTTAATTGGATTAATTTGGGGGGTAGAGTCCAACACGAAGATGTTGGTAAAGTATTAGACCTATCTAATGATTTATCAAGTATAAATAATATACCAGATGCTAATGTATTAATACACCCAGTTAATATGTTTGGTAATATTGAAGATGTGAGAAGAATATTAAATATACATAATGTTGATGGGATGATGATTTTCACTGATCCAAGATATTTTGGTTATATATTTGATAACGAACGTGAAATTAGAAAAAGAGTACCATTAATGTATTACAACATATGGGACAACATGCCGGTACCTACATATAATAAATCATTTTACAATTCATGTGATGCTTTATTCCCTATATCCAGACTAACAGAATATATTAATAATAGTTTGGCTACAAATGATCAAATAATAAAATATATACCTCATGGTGTTAATAAAGAAAATTTTAAACCACTACCTAATTCAGACGAATTAAAATTATTTCGTAAGAACATATTGCGAGGTCTAGACCCTGAATTTGTGTTACTATTTAATTCAAAAAACTTACTGAGAAAGAATGTTCCTAACACAATAAGATCATTCCATCACTTTCTTAATAATAATAGTCTTAGTGATGAAGAGAAAAAAAATTATGTACTATTATTACACACTAACCCTGCAGATAAAGCTGCAAGTAATTTAGTAGCAGTATGTGATTCAATATTTGGGGAAAAAGCATGGCTGGACAATATAGTATTCTCAACTAGTAAATTATCAGTTGAAGATATGAATATGATGTATAATATAGCTGATGCTACAATATTACTGTCAAATACTGAAGGGTGGGGCTTATCAGTTAGCGAATCAATGATGGCTGACACGCCAGTTATTGCAACCGTAACAGGAGGGTTAAAAGATCAAATGGACCTCAAATATATGGGTGATACTTTAACATTAAAACAAAATTCTGAATTAGGAGAATCAATTAACTTTGAATGGACTCAGCATGGTGGTTGGGTTATACCTATTAATCCCGTATCTCGTGTTATGGTTGGTTCTCAAGTCACACCATTCATATATGAAGATATAATAGACATTAAAAAGGTTTCCCTAGCAATAAGGGATATGTTTTATTTTGTCAAAAACGAAAGCGTGGGTGGCAGTCGTGAGTGGTTATTAAGAAATGAAAGTAAACTAAATGCAGAAAGTATGTGTAAAGGTTTTATCGAAGGTATAAATGAAACATTAGATAAATTCACACCCCGTTCTAATTTTGACATGATTAAAATATAAAAAATGAAGAAAAGTTGTATAGTAAGTTGTCCTATAGATTGTTATGCCGGTTATGGTGCCCGATCTAGAGATTTTGTTAAATCATTAATATATCAACGCGGTCATGAGTGGGATATAAAAATCCTCCCTCAGCGGTGGGGTAATACATCACAAGGTTATTTAGTTAACCATAACGAGCAAGATTTGCTGAGTAGAGTATTAAGAAAAATGGAGTATCAACCTGATATTTGGTTTCAAATCACAATACCTGAAGAATTTAATCCCGTAGGTAAACACTTAAATGTAGGAGTAACCGCGGGAATTGAAACTGATACATTCCCACCTAGTTGGTTTGAGGGTATGAATAAAATGGATGTAAACATAGTATCATCTAATCATTCTAAAGACATGATACCTAAAGGTGCTGTTACTAAACCCGTTACTGTGTTATTCGAGGGTGTTGATTTAAGTAAATACCACGTGTCATTTAATAAACATGACACTGAACTGAATAAATCACTAGATACCATTAAAGAAAAGTTCTGCTTCCTATTTGTAGGGCAGTGGTTACCTGGTATAGAAGGTGAAGATAGGAAGAATATACCATTAACTGTAAGATTATTTTTGGAATCGTTCAAAGATAAAAAAGTACAACCCGCTCTTATATTAAAAACTAATATGAAGAATCCATCAGTTGGTGATGCAAATAATATTAAAGATATAATTGAAAGGATAAAATCAACCATAAGGTATAGTAAATCATTACCTAATGTATACCACATCAATGGTAATTTGGATGATAGTAGTATGAACGAATTGTATAATCATATTAAAGTCAAAGCGATGATTAATTTAACCAAAGGTGAAGGTTTTGGGAGACCATTATTAGAATTTAGTACCTTAGGTAAACCTATAATAACTACCAATTACTCGGGACATACCGATTTTATAAAACCAACACATAATACGTTGTTGGATGGTAAAATGACTAAGGTTCATCCATCAGCTTCTAATAAATGGATATTACCTGAATCTAAGTGGTTTTCAGTTGACCCATCCCAAACTTTTAATGTACTGTGTGATATATTTACAGATTGTAAAAGCTATAAGAAAAAATCAAATCTCAGTAAGAGTTTTGTAATACAGAATTTTTCTTTACACCATATGGGAAGAATGTTAGATAAAATTTTAAAAATATATACTCCAGAAATACCAAATGAAGTAATAATGGATATGAGTAAATTACAACTTAAAAGGGAAATACCTATAGTAAAATGAATGAAAAAGTAGAAAAATGTGAACTTTGTAAGAAAGAAGGAGCATATCGAATATCAAATAAAGGGATGTGGAGGAAATCATGCTATTTTTGTGGGTATGAAACTTCAAACACATTCAAACTTAATAGTAAAGAACTATTAAGTCATATCAAAACATTACCTGAATTATCTAAATCACTTAAACGGTATGGTGATGATGGATATGTTTACTTTCCAGTTAATATTATTACTGAAAAGTATATGGTATTCGCCGATAGTATATCGAGTGGGTATTGTTGGAGATTTGTGCCTCTAATAATAGATGAAACTACAAAACAACCTCGTGCGGTATTTGAATCTTCAGTAACGTACCCTATAGATAATTTTTTCCAAATAATCCCACTTTTAGATAATGAATAAAGTATCATACGCAATTACAGTTAAAGATGAAATTGATGAAATTAAACATCTCGTTGATTTATTGATCAATAATAAGCGAGTAGAGGAAGAGATTGTAGTAATGATGGACAATGATGGGAGTGAAGAAGTCTGGGAGTATTTACTATCTGTTGAAGATAAATTAGGTATAATTAATAGATTAGTATTTAATAGTGATTTTTCTGAATGGAAAAATAAACTTAACACATTATGTAGTGGAGAATGGATACTTAATATTGATGCTGATGAATTCATACATGAAGAATTAATGATCAACATGCCTACTCTACTAGAAAATGCTTCGAGAGAAAATATAGACGCATTTTCGTTATGTAGGAAAAATTTAGTAAATGGTTTAACAGCAGAATGGATAAAAAAATGGAAATGGAGTGTAAACGAAGAAGGCTACATAAATTTTCCAGACCGACAATTTAGATTATACAAAAATACAAATGAAATTAAGTGGGAAGGTAAAGTACATGAAAAATTGGTTGGATATAAAAATTTCCATAACCTTAACGACCATGATTCACTATGTATTAGACACTTTAAACAAATTGATAAACAAATCAGACAAAATAAACTATATGAAGAAATTAAATGATATATATGCCAATTGGAACAGTTCTGATGGGCATGGAGATAAGGGTACCGCTCATTCATATATAGAAATATATGAGCAGATCATGGAGTTATATAGAGGTAAGAGAATAAATATACTTGAAGTAGGATTAGCATATGGTGAATCATTAGAATTATGGAGTGAATATTTCGGATCAAAAGCCAAAATATACGGTATCGACATCCGTGATACCGAAATTAAACCATATTTGGAAGATGAACGTTTTAAAATAGTAATTGATGACGCTACCAAACCTGAAATATTAAAGAATTACAAACGTAACAGATTTGATATAATAATTGATGATGGGAGCCACAAATTGCAGGACCAAATTGATACATTTAATATATTCAAACCCCGAATGAAAGTAGGTGGTGTTTATATAATTGAAGATGTTAGTAATATTGATGACGTCGGCAATCAATTTAAATCATTACATCAAGATTGCACAATAGTAGATAGAAGACGCATAAAAGGTAGGTTTGATGACGTGTTGGTTCTCTACAAATTTTGATTTTAAAAAGTTTCTTATTATATTACACTATACGAGTAAAAATAAATTATAATAAATGTTATGAAAATAAGAAACCACAGAAACCGTAGTTGGTGTTTTTACCCGAATGATAATTCGAATATTGTTAACAAAAGTGCCTATATTTATAAGTATAAATCTGATCTTATGAATTTTTTAAATTCTAACATAGAAGGAGCTGTGAATGGATTAGTCGTGTTAGAAGAAAAATCATTTAATCGTAGCGGGAGGATTAGATCGTGGTTCGTTTGGTGCAATAATTACAAGGAAGATAATGAAAAATTAAAGGTAAAATTGATCCAACAAGATTTTAGAGGTCATAAATTCTTCATTAGTAAAGAAGGTAGAAAAATTGATAAATATTCAAAGAAATATTTTGCATTTTCCGGTAAGGTTATAAATTTAATGTGTAGTATTGGTGATGATGGGTTTGTATCTAAGAATAAAGCACAACGTTTACTAAATTTATTTAAAAAAAGAGGATTTAAAGATTGGGAAGTTAATGATGATGATGATAAACGATACATTGAATATCATATTGATAGAGGTATTGGTTTCTATCATTGGTCAGATAGATGTAATTGGTTGAGGACTAAAACTGTAATAGAATATTTAAAAAGAAAAGATTTAATATGACGATAATATATAGATTATCAAGTGGGGGGTACCAAAAAGAAAAACCAGACTACATAAATAATATGTCATGTTTAGGAAACACATTTACTACATTGAGGGGTGGGGATGATAATATTATTATCATAGCTGACAAACTGAAAGATGATGAATTATCCCAAGTAAAGGATTTAATGGGAGATTTATATGAAGGAGACAAAATCATAGAGGTGAATGAAGGTAATGGTGCCTCAACATTTAGATTAGCATTAGATGAAGCACTTAAACTACCAGACGATATGATAGTGTATTTTGTTGAGAGTGATTACATACATAGAATTAATAGTATGGATATAATTCAAGATGCCATTAATATAGGTGCTAATTATGTAACACTTTATTTACATCCTGATAAATTTATCCCACCAAATCTGGGTGGTAATCCGTTAGTATCAGAAGATGGTGGTTATCCTACTAAAATATACAAAGGTAAATGTGGTTTGTATGGTATATTTGATTCTACAACAATGACATTTGCCGCTGAGGTAAAGACATTACGTGAAGATAAAACCATAATTGATAAACATATATCGGGAACATATCCTGCAGATGCTCCTATGTTTTGGGAGCTAATGAAAGAAAAACAACGAATGCTATTATGTCCTTTAACTACATATAGTACTCATGGTGAAACTAGATGGATGGCACCGTTAGATATGGTAGATTCTGGTGATTTAGTTGATGAGTGGGAAAGTTATTTAAATTAAACATAAAAAATGATAAAAAATTTATCAGTTATAATACCTACGTATAAAGAACCTGAATATTTAGATTTATGTTTGAAATCATTAATTGATAATCAAACGGTTAAAAATGAGATAATTGTCGTGGTCGACGGCTTTTATGATCTTAATAAGAAGGTTTTAGATAAACATTCATCCCATATAAAAACTGTAATATTTAATAACAATCAAGGATTAAGTAGAGCAACTAATATGGGGGTTTATAATGCTTCGAATGAGTATGTTATGGTTATTAATGATGATAATGTTGCGGGATATAATTGGGATAAAAAATTAATACAGTATATTAATTCGTGTTGGGATAAATATGATATATGTTTATCCCCTAATCAAATTGAACCTAACCCCAGTATATTTAAACAATTTATTATTAAGAATTTTGGTCAAACTGCTGAGTCATTTGATTATGATGCGTTTATAGCGTTTACTAAAGCATCTCGTGGTAGTATTAGTTCCGAAGGTTATACACTTCCTTTTGTAGTTAAGAAAGAAATATATTTATCAGTAGGAGGTTGGGATGAAACATATCCAGGACCGTATGTAGTAGATTTAGAATTCTTCTATAAACTACAATTACAGGGCATTAGAATGTTAAGAATGTATAACAATCCATTCTACCATTTCAGTGGTAAAGGTACTATAGATATAGATAAACGCACATCTGAATTAAAAAGTTGGGATTGGTTTTACTACAAGTGGGGTAAAATGGCAAAGAGAAACACATATAATAAAATAGAATTAATAAGTAAACAATGAAATTAAATATAGATAAAGAACTTAAAGAACTGTTAGATAGTGAGACTAGAAGTATAAACCCTAAATTAATAATAGATGTAAACAATAACCCAACTAAAAAAGGAATCAAAGTTCAGTTTAGGATGCCTAGTAACATGGATGATATAAAAAAAGCAGAAATGACTACTAAGTTAAAAAGTAAATTGAATGGTGGTTTAGTAGAATTAGGATTAAGCGCAGATGAAGATATTGACGTACCATACGAAGATGTAATTGGTTTTACAATATACTTATCACAATTTAAGGTTTTAATTAAAAATATTTTAACAAATCAAAACAAAGTAACAAATGGCGAGAAACCGATGGGTACCTGATTTATACTTTAATACAAATTATAGGATGGAGGATATTAGTGGGGATCTGAGTGAAATAATACATAACAGTATGTTAGATGGTATTAAAGAAGGAATTAAGAAAGGTACCAAAACAGCTAAAATTATAGAAATAAACTCATCAGGCAATATTCTAGGTTTACATAGAAGAAATTGGGATGTAATTATGGCAAAACATGAAGCCGATTTAGTTACAAAAGAAGACTATCAGAATGCAATTTTAATCAGAGATTTAAGAAAAAAAATATAATTATGGACCCAGAAAAACTAAACCAAATCCAAGACAGTTTAACCGAATTGATTGGTGTAGATACTGTTATGTTGAGGAGATCTAAAACACAAGAAGACGAACAACGTGGTATTTTTACTAAAACTATTCTACTAACCCAATCTAACTTTAGAAAAACAAAATTAGCTAAAAACCAATTAGGGATTGATTTGATTGGATTCAATGAATCATTTTTCACAATGGTAGATAATCTGATAACACTAACGTACAGTGCGGGTTTAGCCAAATTTATATTACCTTATTGTTATGATATATGGGATGTGGATGATAGTGGTGACTCTATTATTATAGGGGATGATGGCCAATCATATAAGATCCACAATCCTGAAGATTTATGGAATTTTATGAAAACTATGATATCATATCACCAAAATGTAATCAAAAATCCAAAAAATGGCAAGAGCAAAACCAATATCGAGGAATGATTGCCTTAGGGCAATGAGGTATACTAAATCTAATTTAGCAGCATCCAAACATTTGGGATGTTCATACCAACATTATAAGAGATTTGCTAAATCATACAAAGTTAACATTACAGGTGATGAAAATAGCCAAACATTATTTGAACAGCATTTAAACCAACAAGGTAAAGGTATACCAAAATTCTTACCTAAAAATAAAAAATACCCAGCTATTAAAAAGATAGTAGAAACAGGTATGGGTTGGGAATCATTTGCTCTCGATAAACTAAAAATAGCAATAATACATGAGGGGTTATTAGAAGATAAATGTTGTAATTGTGGGTTTAATGAACGTAGAGTTATAGATTATAAAATACCATTATTAATATATTTCAAAGATAGAAATAAAACTAACTGGAAGTTAGGAAATTTAGGATTTCTTTGTTATAATTGTTATTATTTAACAATAGGAGATGTTTTTGATGTAAAAGAATTAAGAGAAATTGAAGAATTAGGAACACAAGCACCAACTGATACACCCACGTGGGAATTAGATGATGCCACCTTAGAAAATATGAAAATGTTAGGTTTAATAGATGAGGAAGAAGAATTAGGGAGTGAGTTTATAGATAAAATTTAAATAAAAAAGCAAGTATGATGTATTATGTAGTAAAAGTAGTTTTCACAGTAGAAGATGATAAGGGAAAAGTAAAAAAACAAATTGAATCGTATCTAGTCAATGCTATGAGTACAATTGAAGCTGATACTAGGACAACTGCATTTCTAACAGAAAGAGGTGAGCTGGGTTTTGAAGTTAAATCAGTTAGTAAAAGTGCCATTTCTACCGTTATTAATGATGACAAGTAAAGAATTCAAACCACTTATTCTAAGATGTAATCAGATAAATGCCATTCATGATGTCATCATGGACAATGAATTATCGATATCCAAAAAAATCATAGAAGGTGTTAAGTATTGTTTGGACAATAAACTAAATGATCTTGAAGTATGTACTTATGTTAACAAGATGGGTAATCTAATAAACCAACAACCCATCTCTATCAGGAGAGATAACTTTAAATCAATTATATCGAATCAAATAACAATATTCGAAGACCATAATGAATTTGAAATATGTGCTGATCTTCTGTTACTACATGAGCGTGTAAGTACAAATAATTTAGATATCTGGATAAAAACAAAGTTAGAGGAAGCCTTAATGGATTTTTAATAGTATATTACATATTTATCACAAATAAATATGATATATTATGAGTTTAAAAAATTTTCAATTAAAAATAGGAACATCCCCTGATGGTGTATTCGGACCCAACACATTAAAAAAAGCACAAATACATTTAAATATAAATGATTTTGAAGCCGCTCATTTCTTCGGTCAAACAGGACATGAAACCGCACATTTTAAAACATTTAGTGAAAATCTTAAGTATGGCAGAAGTGGTTTACTAAGATATTTTAAAAGTTATTTTGATCACAAAAATGTAGATTTATACACTAGGCATGCCGTAAAAATAGCAAACCGAGTTTATTCTAACAGGATGGGTAACGGTAATGAAGCTAGTGGGGATGGGTGGAAGTATAGAGGTAGAGGAGCTCTTCAATTAACCGGGAAATATAATTACAAAGCTTTTAGTGCTTATATTAAAGACCCATCGATAATGTATGATCCTAATTTGGTGGAATCCAAATATTCTTTTGAATCTGCATTATTTTATTTTGATGAACATGGTATATGGGATATATGTAGTAGAGGTATAGATGATGATACTATAAAAAAAGTAACTAAAGTAATAAATGGTGGTTATAACGGATTAAAAGATAGAATAGTCTTAACTAATAAGTATTATAAGTATTTGAATTAATATGTGATGAGAAAAATTATAAATAGTCAAGGATATACATTGAAAGAACTATCTAATCAAGTAAGTAAAAAAATGACTATGAAAACCCATATTAGTAAAAAAACTTATAATAGAAAGATAACTAAATTTAGATGGAAGAATGCAGTATAAAAATTTGTATAATTAAAAATTTCTTTGTATATTAAGTCATAATAAAAAATAAAAATGAATATTACTCACTATTTTAGTTATATCCCACTTATAATTGTGTTAATTCTATACATTTCATATAGAGTTAGAAGAGGTAGTGATGGTGATGATGTAAATATGATAAACCTTCTGAAATTAGTTATTCAAGAACTAAATAAAGATCTTAAGACATGGGGTTTTGTTGATATTATAAAACTAATGCTCATAATGGGTAAAATAAATGAGGATGAATGTGGTAAACTATTGCATTTTATCAAAGATAATAAACCATCGAAACATACCCACCCTACATTCTTTGAGATACATGATTATGATGAAAATTGGTGGGATGGAGATGATGATCGGGTAAGAATACTTTTTATTCAAATGTTAATAAATAAACTAGAAGAATCATGAAAGGAATATATTTTTTGCTGTGGTGGTTAATTAAATTTGCCGCTGGTTTTTTCGCAATTATGTTTGGAACAATGGCTTTTTTCGGACTTTTAGCTGTTTTAGTACACAAATGTCAATGATATTAAATAGTAATCACTCGTTGTGTAAAAAATTAAGATCATTAGAAGTATTTCTACTAGAAAACAACATCACAGTGGGTTGGAATGGATATAGTCTTATAATTAGTGATGATGATGATGAAGCTAAAATATCGAGTTGTGATACCTGGCCTTTAGATACCATAGATGGAGTTGATAGAACTAAATTGGTGATAGAATGATAGATAATATAATAGTAACAGGTAATATACACCTACCTCATGTTTCAATAAACCCAAAAGAAGTATTAATAGCCATGCGTACTCAATTGGGGTTCGGTAAAGAATGTTGGTTGACGATTATTCATGGTAGTTATTATAAAGTATATAATGAGCAATATACACAAGGTGATAAGAACCATTCAATATATATAGATGAAGAATTAGGTGAAACAATCTCTCACCTCGACAGCTTAATCCATTATTTAGATAAACATGAGGTGGTAAATTAATTTAAAAGTTTCTTTGTATATTAAGTTATAATAAAAAATCAAATATGTTTTTAACAGATAAGCAATGTGCTCAATACGACTATATTCCAACAGGTGAAGTAGAAATGGATCTAATCATTACCCAAAGAGAAGTAGACCAACTTCAATCCGAAGTAGATGCTTTAAGAGGAGATATGATGGGGAATAGGATAGAAATATACATGAGGGAAGGGAAAATATCACAACGATCAACATTTATATCTAAGTTAACTTCAATTATATCATACAGAATTAAAACCAAAACATAAAAACACTACTCGGAGAATATTTAGAAATACTGAGTGATGAATTATCAGAAATAGATATTTTAGATATAACCACTACAGAAAATATTGGTCAAATGGGAGGTGTTCATGATGATACAAAAAGTGAGATAAAGTGAGCATGTCACAACTCTACCCATTATGGGTAGATAATTTAAATAAATACAAAAAAATAATGGATAACGTAAAAATATTTAATAATTTACTAGAATTAAAACCTGAAGATCAACTACACAAACACTTTAATTTTGATGTGGTTAATGGGGGTAAGTGGGAAACTGTTAAAGGAATCCCACGATGTGGTACATTTGGGTGTTTAGCTGGTGAACTTCCTCAATTTTCTAAAGAATGGGCTTTTGATAAGGGTAATTTAAGATGGAGAAATATTAATACGTCGATGGGTCATGCTTTATCCGAATTTTTTAATTTACCATTGAATTGCATAGATGCTATATTTTACCCTAACTCACAGGAAGAATTGGGGTTAGTTGATGTAGGGGAAGAGGCAACGCTAAAGGAAGTGCAACATAACGCTAGATTAGTATTGGATGTAATTAAAAAGAATGGATTGTATTAACTAAATCAAATATATCATGTCAAAAAAGAAAACAAAAAGTTATTTAATTGAAGTTGAGAATGAAATAAAAAATATTAAAAAACATATACCTCTTGACCGTAGGTTACAACTAAATTTTGATACATTAAATCCTGCATTCCAATCTGACTGTATATATGGACAAATGTATGGGGATTGTAATAATAATGAAGCTGTCCAAGCCATACGGATATGTGGGTCTACTAGTAAATCATTTACCTTATTGTCTAGACCTATAAGTGATATAGAAGAAATACCCCCCAGAACATATCCTTACTCTCACAGCTTCCTAGAACTTGCTAGTTTTAGTTACCTGGAACATTATATCTATAATTCCCCACAGGACAATAATAACATTATAGATTTTCTGAAAGGAAATACTGATTTTCTTATTTTAAGTAAATAGAAAAATAGCTATGGCATTAATAATAACAGCTAAAACAGATACACCAACCATATGCAGTGGTTGGTGTAGTAACTGTGGTGGGTATAATGAAGTACTATCTCAAAAAAAATACACAAGATGTAAATTATGTATGAGTAAGATGTACCATATTGGGGGTTATACTGTGGTTATTGGACTCGTTGTAATGTCAATATTAATAAAATATATGCTATGAATAAAAATACAATCAATAAGTTATTTTTTTTATTTTGTGCGCTTTTAGGAACTATCATAATGTTGGGGTTTATACTACTAGATAAATTTTAAAAGATAAAAGTTTCTCTATATATTGATTGTAATAAATAAAAAAACATTATGACAAGATTAGAAGAGTTAGAAGAAATGGAAATCTCCATCAAAACAGAAAAATCTTTATTATTCGATGAAAACAAATATGTATTGGCTAAGTCAATCCGTATGGAGGAGTTAATTAAAGGTTTAAAAGATATCAATTATAGAGGTAGTGTACTCGAATCTATATTTATGGATCTCAAGAAGGAATACCCAGATCACATAACAATAAGCCCACCATCCAAATCCAAAATTACTAAGTCTGAAGAAGACAACTTATTATTCAGTGAAGAAGAGTGGGATAAGAATGGAAGTACGGAAACACCATTATTTAAAATTAAAGGAATTTATCATGTATTTAATTACCGCGACATAGCAGAAGGGAAATTTGTAGGGTCCTCAATTCCAGAATGCCAGTATCGTTTGTACAAGATTGATTCTGCTATAAGTAAATTAAAAGAGTATATTAGTAGTACAATAAAAAACCAACACAAATATGCTGAAATGGAAATGATTGGGGATGAATTGATCGGGAATTTTGAAGTTAAATTTCCCAACATACTTACCATTGAGAAAACCTTAAGGTGGAACTGGAATAAGCGTACTAAATTTAAAACCCTACATGCCAACATCATCATCAAATTCAACAATACTAATATGGTTGAGATAATGTATTGGGGTAATAAATCATGGAGTATACATAGAGTGGTGGAAAATAAAAAGAAAGTAGTAACAGAAGAAGAAAAAATAACAAAATTGGCTAGTTATGCTGATTGAAAGAGAAAATATCACATAACGTTTATTATACAGTTAGACCCTATATCTTATAGATTTAGGGTCTTTTTATTATAAAAGTTTCTTTATATATTTAATTATAATAAAAAAACAAATCATTATGAGTGAAGTAAACAAAATATCTAACACATCGATACCTGACACATACATAGATGATGTTACTAATGAAATTAATAATATTAAACAGTATGTTCCCTTGGTAAATAGGAAATATCTGGATATTGACCGTCTTAATCCAAATCACACCAGCAAATGTATTTATGGATTAATGTATTTATATTGTTACTCAGGCGAAGCAGAGGATGCCATTAGAAAATGTTGTAAAGCACAATATTCATTCTCACAACCAGTATATGATAGTGCATTAAAATCTTATCCTGCTAGGGATAGGAGTTTATTTTCTAATTCATTTTCATGTTTGGAACATTATATAGTCGCTTTCCCATCACAAAATAAAGATATTATTAGTTACATAAAAGATGAATTAGATGAGCTACCTGAATTGACTATGGAAATTCTCATAAAATAGGATTTAAGAAAGTTTCTTTATATATTAAATCATAATAAAAAATAACATTATGACATTACACGAAATTAATTTAAAATTAGATCAATTACATCATTATGTACATCTTGATAGAATCAAGGTCGTAGATAAAGATGAAATCAGGTATGATGATTATCTAGAATTGGCAAGTGGTGATGTAGATTTAGGACGCATACCGTTTTTTGCAGTTAAATGTACATTCAAGTTAAGTGCTGTAAAAAATACTACAGGATTTATTGTTATAAAGTTAGAGTACAAGTATGAACACTTTAGTGGTGGTACTAATGGAGTAACACTACACTTTAAAAGTATAGATGGTGGGAAAACATTCGAAACAGCTTAAATAATAATAAAACAAACATTATGATTAACGAAGCATTATTGAAATCAGTACGTAGCGACATGAAGAAAGCTATGGATGAAGTAGGTAAAAAACACAGCATTATATTCTCCATAGGTGTTATGTCATATAACGCTACTGAGTTTTCATTCAAAACCAACTCTACAGTATTAGGGGGGAGGAATAGAGGGGATTTAGCACGTGATCTATGGAATGAGTGTTGTGATGGTTATGATTTAAAACCAGAATGGTTTGGGATGAAAGTTGTAGTTAGTCCTACAATATCAGGTACAATAATAGGTATTAAACCTAGAAGTAACAAATACCCTATACTAGTTGATTGTGGGGGGGGTAAAGTGTATAAATTGAGATCGTATACTGTTATACAACAATGTAGTAAATTATAGTTATTATGAAAATACAACAAATTACGAATCGAAGTAGAAGAGATTTTACCGCAGTAATGGAATGTGAACACTGTGGAGATACGATTGTAAATAATAGCGGGTACGACGATGCGTACTACCATTCGAAAGTTATCCCTTCTATGAAGTGTAGTAAGTGTGGTGAGAAAGGTAAAAAAGATTCCATACCAGCGACCCCCAAATATGGTTCTCACGAAATTATCTAAAGTAAACTAATAATTATATGAAGATCAAGAACATATTCCCTTTAATTACAATTATGTCACAAGATACAATAAATAAATCAAACATTATGGATCATAATGATTGTATCGGTCACCACCACCTCAAAAAAGGTCTGAGTGACAATGGTGTAATTGGTGTTGAAGATTGGGAAATTAAGTGGGGTGTATCTGCGGGGTACATAAGAGATATAAATACTGGTGAGATCATGTGTCTTCAATCCCAATATGTGGATGTAGAAACAAATAAAATAAAACAGTATAACATGCTAAAGGCTAAAGCGGGAGATGATGTTATATTTGATACGCTATTTAAAACGATTAAACATTGATATGCCCTACACATTGACAACTATAGTTACAAATAAAATATTTGGTAACGAAATACTATTAAATACAGAAGCCCAAGTAATGCATGAAGCATTGCTAAGACAAGGTGATACAAGACACAGTACCGAAATGTCTGCTAATTTTAACCAAGCTGTCAAAAACGAAGATACTATGTCAATATTAAAAAAGAAAGTATTAAAATTAAGATTGATATGAAAAATAAAGAAAACACACATAGGCCATCTCGTAAGAATGCCGGGAGGTATATGATATTTATGACCTTAATAAGTGGTTTATTGGGTGGATTATTTTGGTACAATTTAAACTTTGAGGTGGCTTGTTTTACTTTACTCTTAGTGATTATTATGTTATTGTTATCAATCAGATATAACCAATATCTGATAGCATCCTTATAGATTTAGGGTCTTTTTATTATAAAAGTTTCTTTGTATATTAAAGTATAATAAGATAGTAACAAACAAACATTAAGATGAGAAAATACAAAGAATTAGTCAACAATCCACCCGAAATAAGTGTACCAAAAGTTTGTAGAGAAGTAATATTTGGTGTAGTGTTTGAGATAGGTGATATCACAAATTTAATCAGATTTAAGAAAAATGTAGAAGGTGATTTTGTGATAAGTGGTGGTGGTTTATTATTTAAAAATTATAGAGGTAATTATGAAAGATTCGAACTTGAATGGGCCGCTGATGAGGGTGAGTGGGATTATGTTATGAGATTAATTAATTCAGGACCTATGCAAATCGATTACGTTAGATTTAGATAAAAACAATTAACATGGAAGGTTTAAAACCAATACAACATCTGTTTCCCGTTACTGTAAATGTAACACAAGAAATGATAGATAAAGGTAAAGCGAACATTACATCACCCTCCCATTGCATTGGGGCAATTGCTGTAAGAAAAGTAATAACAGATAATAGATATGTATCATGGGCTAATAGTTGTGGATGTATAGAAACAAGAGATAGTTGGCCACACTATTATTTCCAGATACAATCATTTGATGCTATTACCCATCTACCTGTAGTAATGGAACACATTATATCACCTCAAAACATAATATTAAAAGAATGGAAGATTTAAAACCAATACAACATCTGTTTCCAGCTACAATAGAAATAACACAAGAAGTGTTGGATAAAGGGAGAGAAAACTTAATGGACTGCAACCATTGTATTGGAGTGGTCGCCTTAAGAACAATAATAACAGATGAAAGGTATATATCATGGGCTGGATATAATGGAAGTATAAGGCAATCAGTAAGTTTGAATATTGAGTACTTCAATGTACAATCATTTAATGAGGATGGTACTGAATTAATATATATGGAATCAATTAGAGAACCACAAAAAATAGTAATAAAACCATGGAAAAAATACTAAAAAATCTATTCCCAGTTACAGTACAAATAACTCAAGAACAAATAGATAGAGGTAGAGTACACATATATTCTACTACAAGATGTGTTGGTGCTTTAGTCCTTAAATCAATTGTTGGGGATAGAGCTGATGTATCATTTGGGTGTAGTTCAGGTACTGTTATAAAATTAGATGGTTCTGACTGTTGGACGGTTAATGTGAAGAAGGATGGTATTAAATTCGACATGATGGAAGTGTTAAAACCAACTACAGTAACATTCGAACTTTATCAAACTGATATGGGAAGAGTAGACACATTTTCAACACACTTTACACAATAGTGGATCAAATTTAGATATAATAGTTTTTATTATAAAAGTTTCTTTGTATATTAAAGTATAATAAGATAGTAACAAACAAACATTAAAGTGGAGGAAAAAACAAAACAAGAACTTGAAATTAGTAAACATTTTCCTGCTACCGTAGAGGTAACACAAGAAATGATTGATAAAGCAGACATTTATCATAAAGAAAAATGTATAGGAGCTATTGTACTAAAGAGCATATTGAAAGATGTAGTAGGAGAAGTACAAGTAAGATGGGGTAGTTATTATGGAAGTGTAGAATTCAACAACCGTGGTTATCTTCAATTTGAATCATTTAATGAAAGTGGAAAAATAAGGGGGATGATGAATATAAAACACCCCACAACAGTTGTAATAAAAATAAATTACTAACATCATTAATCATAAAATAAATATGAAACATTCAACACAATTATTCAACCACCTCAAATCAATATATCATAACATTATTGCTAAACCTAAACCATTACGTCCACGTATAGTTGATATGTTCCCTGTTAAGGTTAGAATAACACAAGATATGCTTGACAATAATGATAGGTTAAATATCACAGATTGTGTTGGAGCTAAAGTACTAAAAAGTATACTTGGTAATGATAGTAAATTAGATGGTAAGATCACACCATATTGGATTAATAATTCATGCGACATATACTTCGAATACCCCAATCATAATAAATCGAATGAAAAAGGTATTAATATAGGTTCGTTTGATGTAAATGATAGAGAGGTATATATATTAGATCTTCATGAACCATGTGATGTTATATTTAAAGTTATATGAATGTGAATCCAAACACATAATATTATTTCAGAAAAAAAAACAATGAACATACCACAAATACTCAAATCAATAAGATACATAACCAGACACAGCACCAGACAAGACATGATGGATAAATTCCCATTAGTCATAAATGTCACCCAGAAAATGATCGACGCTGGTAGGGGAAAAAATATAATACAAAGTACGAGATGTGTAGGTGCTCAGGCGTTGAAAAGTAAGTTAAGTGGATGGGGTGGTTGGCATATAAGATGGGGTGATAATCAGGGTCATCTAATATATAGATCCGACCCATTTCATCCTAAAAAATATATAACATTAGGATCTGACACCAATATGATGATGGTTAAAAAACCATGTACTGTTACATTTACTCTTAGCACACCCTCAAATTTAAATTAAATGAAACACCTTGTAAAGTATATTAAATCATTATTAAACATTAAACCTTCATTAAACACCCAAAGGCAAAATATAATCGATATGTTCCCAGTTACGGTTCATATAACGCAGGAAATGATCGATAGGAGTAATGTGCGGGATTTTAAAAATTGTATAGGAGCCATTGTTGTGAATGAAGTTATTAAAGATGTGAAAGGTTGGTCATGTGGGTGGTTTGATATTTTTGGAGATGTGAGTTGTGATTTTGGATCGAGTGAATATGACATACGTATTGAATCTAAAAATGTGGGTGGAGATGAGGAGTTTTTGGGTATGATAAGTGTTAAAAAACCATGTGATGTTATGTTAGTAGTCGAGTAACCAAATTAAATATTAAATTATATGAAACGCATAATAACATATTTTAAATCATTATTGCACATTGATCATCCATTAAATAACGAAATGATTTCATTGGATGTACAACGACAAAATATAGTTGATATGTTTCCGTGTACTGTATATGTGACACAAAATATAATTGATAATAGTGTATTATGTAGCTCAAATAGATGTATAGGAGCTAAAGTTGTGAATGAATTCCTTAGAGATAATTTGGGGTGGAAGTGTCAGTGGATGCGTAGTTGTGGTACTATATATGATAGTACCAATTCTGTAAATATATATATTGAATCCAAAAATATGAGTGGATGGGCTATTGATATGATGGATATTACCGAACCGTGTTATGTTATGTTAGATGTAACCGAGTAAGAGGTGTAAAGGTCGTTTATTTCCGTAAATCGAGCAAAGGTGCATGTAATTGTAATGATTATGTGCATTTTTTGTTATAGTTTTTTTCATACAATGTGTGGAATATAATATAATGTGTGATATAATAAGGTAATGTGATTGTGTTAATGTAATATAGTATATGGAATGGGTTAGGGTGTGGGTGTGGTGAGGTGTGGAGATCCGCATTAATTTTGTCCCCCCCACTCCTATCTATACACTCGTACTCGTATATACTTATTAGGACGTTGATAATAAACGTGCTATATTTTTTTATGGGGGTAGGCACCCACATGATGTGGAATTCCACATACAGATACCTACATCATGCATAATATTCTGTCACAACGTGAATAACCAGACGAAAATACTGTGAATTGAAACATTTGTGACGGTAAGGTTAAGAAGACATTCATCATATGCGTCATTTACAGCAGAAGATTCTGTTACAATAATTTTTTTTATGCTTGTTTTTTTTATAGTTTCTTTGTATATTAAAGTATAATAAATAACCAAAATGTACAATATGGAAAATATAGCATTAATAAAAGAGTTGGTAATAAAAGAAATGGAAGAAATGGCATCCATCAAGTTATTAAATGTACTGCACGGTCGACTTCACTTAAATGAGATAGCAGTGTTGGGGGATAACATATTAGTTGCAAAAAGTTGGAACGAAGATACTAAATTATCACAAATATCAGTTCTCATCGACAACATAGAATTGAATGTATTTAGAGAAGAACAAGTGATACGTAAAGTTGTTGATCATTATTATGCTATACCTGAAGCTGTTGGTGTTGAAGTTGAATATGAAACTCATATGTAATTATTGCACGTTTTTTTAATATTTTCTTCGTACATTATGGTATATTAATAAATAACAAATGTTAGACTTAAAAGTTTTAAAAGTAGGTGATGTTGTAAATGCCAACAGAACAATATGGTATTCCAACAAAGAATTATTATTGAAGGAAGGTTACACAGATGTAGAACCTGTACCTCCTATAATCAAAAAAGGTAGGTTTACAGTAATAAAACATATTGATATGGACAACCTAACAGTTGATATGAAGGAGGGTACAGCCATTCCTATTAAGTGGTTCAATTCTACTGAATATCACCTAAAATAAACAAATAATGAAAGTTAAAGACGCAATCAAGTTATTGTCAGTAAAAGACCCAGATGCCGAACTTATAATCCAGAGTATCGATCCTAATGCTACCTTCACTTACTCAATTACTAAAGATTTAATATTTTGGAATTCACATGGTGAAGGAAAAGAATACAGTGGTAAAAACGTAGTTATTGTTAATGTGAGTGTATAAAGGCTTATTAGTTTCTTCGTATATTTAATTATAGTAAAAAATTAATAAACATTATGTCAAAATTAGAAGCAAATAAGAAAAGTATTATTATTTCACCAGTTGACGGCGGAATTCTATGTTATTCAAATACATTGAATATTCAAGAACTGAAAGAAAAGCATAATATAATTGAAGAACCTGAAAATGATGCTTTCTTCGGTGAATTTACATTCGATGAATTAATTATTAGATTGAGAAGTGTAGATGCTGATTACTTTAATTAAAAAACAAACAACAGCAGGTGTAATACCTGCTGTTAATATAATTATGAGATTCAAAAAATTTGAAGATATGTCAGACGCCGAACATAATATACTAGGAAGTATTGTTATAGCCGCTGTTGGAATTATTATGATGTTAAATATTTAATAAGTTTCTTCGTATATTAAATTATAATAAAAAAATAATAATGAAAAAACTGAAATTCACTTCCAAAGGAAAAAAATTATATAAGCATGTGCATCATCTGTTTGATAAAACAGACATGGCATTCAGCGACTTAGAAGAAAGATATCAAGATGTAGCATTTCTGTGGATTATGATTAATGAAACAGTTTTGGAGAATAAATTGAAAGATATCAAATCATATGCTTTACAGTATGATGAATTGAAAGAATACAGTTCAACATCTGTTAATGAAGCAATAAATAAAGGATTAAAAGCTGGAAACATAATTTTATTAAATATAGAATGATTTGATATTATAAAGTTTCTTCGTATATTTAAGTATTATAAATTTTTAAACAATTATTAAATTTTTTACAATTAAACAATCAAACAAATGAAAAATTCTAAAAGTAAGTCTGCTGTTAAAGAAAATGTGAATGTTGAAGCAACTGTTGAAGCTCCAAAAGTGAACATAGTAAAGCAAATTCCGATGAAGAAAGCATCACCTGGAAGACCTGTTAATAAGAATTCTGTAAGACAAATACGTCTTGCCGACATTGCTGAAAGAAAAGAAAACGGAACGTTCGGAAGAACCGGTAGACCTATTAATCCGAATTCAGTAAATCAAGCAAAGGTTAGAGCAACAGCTGAAAGAGTTGCAAACGGTGAAGTAATTACTAGAGGAAGGCCGATTGATAAAACTTCAGCAAGACAAGTGTTTCTTGATGACATTGCAGAAAGAAAAGCAAACGGAACCTATAAATTAGGAAGACCTGCAGGAACAAAAAACAAAGTAGTAGAGATTGTTGAAGAAGCTGACATGATTGAAATGTCAGAGCAGACAGTAGATTAAGAGTAACAGTCGATCAATTAAAAACAAAAGATGCCTTAAATGTTAAAACGTTTAAGGTATTTTTTTGTGAATTTTTAAAGGTATGCCTTAAATGTTAAAACGTTTAAGGTATTTTTTTGTGAATTTTTAAAGGTATGCCTTGAACGTTGATACGTTTGAGGTATTATTATTTATGAGTTTCTTTGTATATTATAGTATAATAAATAATTAAAAAATGAATACACTTAAATTACTTACAATTGAATTACTTACAAAGAAAGAACAAAATGAAATAGAATTAAAAGTGGAAACATTTTTAAATAAATCTATTTATGATAGCCTGCTTTTAAGTAATGATTCTGAAGACATTTTTACTACTAAAGAAGAGGCTGTCATTAACTGTATTATAAAAACATTGGAAGATAAAATAGAACAATTTAAATAAATAAATAATATGAAAAATGTAACTGTTAATAATATTAAATATAGTGAAGCCCAGCTTCAAAAAATTAGAAATAGAAAAGAATTCACTACAAGAAGTCTTCTAGTGAAGCATGATGTTGAGAATGAATTCAATAGATTAAGTAATCTAAAAGATAAAAATTACAAACTTAACATTCACTACAATGACATTTATGCTATTAAAGGTGGGAATGTAAGAAGATTAAAATTGTTTGTAAACAATGATGTAAGATTAGAATTGCCGGCCATTAAAAAAGCAATTGAAAGTATGCCTAATAGAGGTTTTACAGTTGAATTTAAAGATCATAGAGACAAAGCATTTGGATGTTACAAAATAATTAAAATAACAGGACGAAATTAAATTAAATTGTTGCTGTTAAAAAAAAGATGCGGCTGTTAAAAAAACAGCTGCATTTTTCTACCTGCGGTCGATCCGATATCGGACCGGGCCCACCATGACAGCGGTCCATCGACGGAATGCATCCGTTCCGTAAAACTTCGATATATTCACAGATCGACCACGATCTTTAACCCCCTCCCCTCGTATATACAAACCCACATCACTCGTATATACAAACACTTATATTTCAAATGACTCAATCACTTTTTTAGGAGCAGATATAGTTAAATCATATAATATATCATCTATTTCAGCTATGGATATATATTTATTATGTCTCATCCCCCAAATTTTTATCCTTGCTTGCATAATTTCTTCATGGATTATACCATACAATTCAGTTGTTTTTTTATTTCCTAATTTCATTCCCATTTTAGACCAATTTACGATTTATTTATAATTCTTAAAAAAATATAGAAGAAAAATTTCTAAGGCACTCCACATATTTTAGCTAAATTAGATAGAATTACTCTGTTTAAGATGCAATAACCATATATATTAGGTCCACTATGGTCAAGCATTCTATATTCGAGGTAAGGGCATTTAATCCACATCTTCATTTCAGAATTACTATATCCACACTCATCTCCTATCGGTATAATTGTTAAATCACGTTTTACTAGTTTCATATTAAGGAGCGTCACATATTTTATCTAAATCCCAACCTACCACCCCACCACTTAAGTGGCAATCATAATTGTAGTTCCCTTTTTCTCTCCCTAAATAATGGCACTTATTATAGTCTTTACCTCTACCCTCTGTTGTACATTTAGGACCTTTCGGTATCCTGGTTAAATCACGTTTTACTAATTTCATTATCTATAATTTCTGATTACGGATTAAATAAACTCATCCTGCCACACCTTTTAATCCTTTATTAATCTCTCAGCTTTATCTCGGTCTATTCTTTCAAATGTTTCAAATTCTAAGTTATCATATTTGATATAATAAACTCGGTGCTTACACTCAAACAAAATTGCTAATCCGTCTACTGTTCGGCTGTCGGTATATTCAACGATGTATGTATTTATTACCTTCATGTCTTCCACTTTTTGATAAATCCTTTACGATTATGGATTAAATAATAATTAAGGATAGCTTTGAAGGATAGACGCTGAACTTGGGAGAATGGTAGGCTTTTTTTCTTCATCTCCCTTTTTAAAAGTTCTGATTTCTTCTCTAAACCTATTAATTCTTTTTCAAACCTTTTAACCCTACCAGCAAATAATAACTTGAAGGAATATTTTATCATATTTTTAATTATCATAATTTCTCGCTTTTAATATGAATCTAAGAGAGATTTTACTCTTTTCTCTTCCACCACCTCAGCTGCCGCTATCCTAAGTTTTCTATCATCCACATCTTTCTTTTTAAACCTTTCTGTTTTCATAACTAACCTATTAAAGTCTTCTTGCCATTCACCTTCATGTAGCCACCCATAAGATTCGGTCCAACCTGGATTTCCAGAAATTACCCCATAAACCAATACAGCATTTGGATTTAAACATAAGTTATTACCCCCATTAATAAGGGCGTCTTCCCCATCAGGTAAAATTTGTATTCTAAATGTTTTACCCCGGGCATGTTCTCCACTCACAATATAAAGTTTACCATATTGTCCTGTTTTAAATAATTCTGAGTACTTTCTGGTTCCATTCATGTTTTTATATGTAATATTCGTTAGCTAATTCATTTAATACGTCAGGGTATATATCTGTCAATAGATCTAACTCATCATCATTTAATTCTTCTCCAGTATCAGTAAACAGGGCAAAACTAAATGACGCGTCACAAAATTTAGGATAGTCATTCATGTCTACATTATCTATCTCTTCATTTTCTACTTCTCTATTGTTGATTTTCATATTTTTTATTTAACTAAATATACTAAGAAACTTTTATATCTTCTAGGGATATAAACTATTTATTGTATATTATTTCGTGTGGTATATTAAACCAATTTTCGTTAGAAATAATCCAATGTATTATGGGTATCACAATAGTAGATGTTATTATACCGAATACTAACAATAAAGGTAATACTTTTAGTACTCGTTTAATCTTATTTGTCATTTTTTCTCCAAATAAAATAACTTCGATCTGTCTTTTTAACATATATTTTTAAAACCATTCCTCTGGCGTTGTGTACTCTAACATATCTACCTTTGTTATCAGCATACACCATATATGCCACACTATCAGTTTTATGTGATGTGTGTGTTGGTCTTGCATTATTGTAAGGTTTTAATTGTCCTACTGCGCTGAATGAATAGAGTAATAAAATTATTAGGTATTTTTTCATATTTACATTATCTATTAATTTTTTCCACATTTGATTGGTTTAAAAATTCACAACCTGAGTTTTATGCATAAAAATGAGCAAAATAAAAGTACTAATTGCCATCGCCATGCTGATATACCCATTAAAATACCAGTGAAATAATAATCTATCCACATTATTTTAAAGTTACCCCAAAATCCAAATTTTGTTTCAAAGCCTAGTATTCCACACGCAATAATATTAATTATTGTTAAAGACATGGGTAATACTAAAGTTATTGCATATAGTTTGAATGCCCACTTTATATTACGTTTTATTTTATTCATTTTTATAAAGTTTCTAATTTAATTATTTCTTTTTTAGTCATTTCATTCCAATAACAATTAATTAAATTTCCCCACCTATCTCTAATAAATGATCTTTCCCATTTCGCAATTTTTATTTTAACTTTAATTTGTTTCATAATCTATAGGTAAGCTACTTAATGAAGTCCAATTTAGTAGGTGTAAAAATGGAAACGAGTATTTTTAACTTCTTTACCATTATTTTGCATTATGTTCTTATCCATATGGTCGTCTACCATACTTTTACTAACTCTCAGGAACCTTGTATGATCTATATCATTATACTGTCTTACAGTTTCACCATATTCAATAATTCTAAGCACAAAGCTTGTTGATTTTATAACATCCATTTTATATTATTTTATTTATTACAGATTAATCCCTAAATGTTTGAACCAGTTGTATATTGATAGGTGTGTTTTCTTTAACGAGTAACCCCAACACCCTGTGAATATAAAATTGAACGGCAATCCTAAAAACATCAGAAGTAAAAACACCAACGCAAATGGTAATGTTAATCTTACCCAACCGACAACAGGTATTCTCTCCGTAGTGTAAAAATCTAAATCCAGTTCAATAAACCGGTCACACAGTTCTTCACTATCTACTCTTGATAGTTCAGGAAATACCTTTTTAAATTCAGGCATGTATGTAGAATACCCATTTGACCAAGTTCGTTTTAATTTTTGATACATCATACTATATTTGTTTAGTTTAGTTTATAATAAGGTAGGGACGGAGAGAATAAACGGTATTTTAAAAACTCCAACAAGCCGATTCTTTTAATTTAATTGTACTAGGACGAGCCCTAACCTATTTACCAGTCCGTAGGGTAGGAATCGAACCTACTTACTCTTATTAAACTCGGATAGGCTATTCACGTTTTATCGTGTCCTATCAGGCGGTTTAATCGTCAAAGTGTCTTAACCAGCGTCAAACGACCTACGAATATATTTACTGATCATCTAAACGATCCATACTTTCATACTCTGGAATATTTTCTATACTGCCATACTTTTCTAATAATGGCTCTACCTCAGTCCAAATGCCATACCCTTTATCTAAAAGTTCAACAGCATTATTTAATTGTTCCCTTACCATTGGCATAAGCATTGGCATTTTAATAGCATTATCTAAATTATAGTTAGCATTTTGCAAACATTCAATAATTGATACACTCATAGTTATTTTTATATTTTAATACTCTAATATACAAAGAAATTTTTCAAGCCCCAAATAAGAATTAATATTTAATCCTTCTATCCAAAAGCGTATGCCTCCCCGATAACATCTGATGCTATAGTTACTGTATGTGTCGGGACATATACTTTCTTTGCACCATCATTTTCTAAAATACTAATCGCTCGGTTCAAGTTGGATATTTCACCTAAAAGATAATTGGGATCGATACCTTTTCCTCCATTTTTGTTATTTTTTTCATTGAGGCAGACTTCAATGAAATCTTCTTTAACCTTAACTCTTTGTTCTTTCAGTTGTTGAATAATTTTTTCCATAATTTTGTTTTTGTTTATTAATTTCTTAGGTTTTGGTTTTACCAATGACTTTACCAGCTAAACTTAATTGCTCATTACTGTAATTTTCCATAGCTTGTAAAATATCGTTAAGTATATTGGAGTATACATCATATTCTATCTTAGGTCTCATTGCTAATAAATGTTGTTTTTTAGTATTTATTGTTTTTTGATTAGTAAAATTTTATAATAGAACTCTTCATAAAATAAGTATCAGTATATTCTTGAATTCTTTTGTTTCCTTATCAAGCCTCCTCTCTTCTAAAAGCCTTCTCTCTTCTTTATCTTTACCTGTGCAATAAAAGCAACCACAATATTTTCCGTAGCTCTTTTGCTCTCTCTGTCCTCTATATGTCTTCCTTTTACCCATAATTAAAAACGTTATTTATACTTAGCCATTACCATTCATTAAAACGCCACTTCGTTAATGGTAACACGTAATAAAAACAATTAAAAATTATACTTATCCCTGCTTTTAAGAAAGTTCAGTAATGTCCGTCCGCAAAATAGACGTTTATACCAAGGCATATCTATAATATCAATTATCTTCTTTTCTGCTTCCATATATCTTTCAGAAGTACATTCCATTTTGCTCATTAGCCAGTTTAAATCGGCTTTACTATATTCCATATCGTATAATTTTAAAAAGTTCTTATTACTATTCGTTAGCCACAATTATTTTGTTTGCATAGTTTATTTTTACAAACTCTTTATCTACTTAGTTCTGTATGGGCTACTTGCCATATTCAGAACGTTATATGCAATTACTAATATTATAGTGATGGCTTTAGGTTTTTTAAAAATTCTATTAAATCATCTACTTGGTTCTTACCTGTAATTTGTATATCATCTAATAAAACTCTATCTACTTTATGAGAAACAGTGCAAACTTTCATGTCGTCATCCATATCTTCCGCTTCGTATGTTTTCCATTTACTGTACCAAGTAGCACACGTTACATCGCTCTTTTCATCTTGTTTTGGCTGTTCTCTGTTTAAATAATTTACTTGTATTTTCATTTTAATTTATTTTAATCAGTTAATAAAAAGCATATAACCGTTATGCCCCATTAAGAGAGCCTTGATTTAATTATCCCTTTATAGTGCTTCGTAAATGATTCAACTTCTTTCCGTAATTGTTCAAGTGTTGTACACTCAAATTCCTTTTCTAAAATGCAATTTCCCAATACATTTACTCGCATTTTACCATCCCAAAAGTCACCGTTGCTTTGGTAATGTGGTGGATAAAAACGGCTCTCAACAGAAACCAAGTCACCATCAAAATCAAGTTTAAAATTACAATCCCAATTCCATTTAGGTTCGTTATCTTCTTTTTTACTATTTGCTTTTTCTTGCCATTCTTTGGCATTATCCCAATTTAACTCCATAATTCAGTGTTTAAAAACGGTGCATAACACCACCTAATAATTAATAATTTTCGTTCCTCAAATGACTAATCATAGCCATAACGTTATGCGAAAAATCACAAGCCGATAACTTGACCCTTAGCTGAATCATTTGTTTTTATTTTCTTAAACAACTCAACATCCGCCTTACTTAAAAGTAAATTCATTGTACTAACTAATTCATTTTTACGTATTCGTTCAGCGTTTAACATTTGTAATATAATTGGCACTACATTTTCATCTTTAGAAATCTCGTTAATAATTAAACTTTCTTTATCCGCTTCACTAATCAACGGTAGTTCAATAATTTCTTTAATTTTATTTAAGTTCATTTTTATAAAGTTTGTGGCTTAAATTACATACTACACACAACACTGTATATAGTCTATAAGCCTACTTAATATTCGTTTTTAATTGTAAATTTATGCTATGGCTTACAAAACCGTATACTAACCGTTAGCAAACATTAAAAGAGGTGTGTCAATAATACGACTCTTCCCCATTTTCGTCTATAATGTAATAACCTGTACTTTCACTTTCAATTCTAAATGCTTCGCAATCGCAATTAACAGGTTTGCTAACATTGTGTATAGGTGATTTTTGCCCTACATTTAGTCTGTTCAAGTACATTTCTGCCTTTCTTTCAACTCTTGCTCTTATGTTGTGCTCATAATCATTTTCTTGCATCCACATATAAAAGTCTGTAAATTCTTTAATCTTATCCATAATTTAAGCTTCATATTGGTTATAACAAGCTTCGCAATCAACAAAAACACTTAGTGTTTCTAATGTTTTTTCATCGGATAATCTCATAGCAAATGATTGTCCGCAATCACAATTACAAGAACTATTCTCTAAATATGTAAAAGCAATATTTGCTTCTTTAGCTGCTAATTCTAATTCTTCTGTGTTTTTAAAATAATAAGTCATAATATTTTTATTAATTAGTTTTTATGTTCTGTGAACTACCCACCCATCGTTTTTACGTGGGTGGGTAGTTCACGTTCTATAAATAAAGTACCATGCACAGAAATAAAATCCGTAGAATAATACACCTGCTATTAGTGAGTTTAATCTCTCTCTCCTTTTCTCTGGTAAGGCGAAATACCATATTTTAAC